CTGGGGGGCGCGAACCTGGTCGGCGCGAACCTGAGCCGCGCGAACCTGAGCCGCGCGAACCTGAGCCGCGCGAACCTGAGCCGCGCGAACCTGGGAGACGCGAACCTGCGCGACGCGTACCTGCGCGGCGCGGACCTGCGCGGCGCGGACCTGAGCCGCGCGAACCTGAGCCGCGCGAACCTGAGCCGCGCGAACCTGGGAGACGCGAACCTGGGCGGCGCGAAACTGGGCGGCGCGCGCGATGACCTGCGGGCCGTGCTCGACGCGGCGCCGGTGGAGGTCGCGGGACTACTCGCGGCGCTGCGCGAGGGCAGCATCGACGGTAGTAAGTACGAGGGCGAGTGCTCGTGTCTCAAGGGGACCCTCGCGACCGTGCGGGGGTGCGGGTATCGCGAGCTCGGCGGCGGAGCGCTGGCTCCAGACTCCCAGAGCCCGAGCGAGTTGTTGTTCGCGGCGATCGCGCCCGGCGGGACGCCCGAGGTCAACCCGGTGGCCGCGATCGTCGAGGGGTGGATCGTCGAGTGGATGCGCGAGCACGAGCAGAAGGAGCAGAGCAAGTGACGATCACTATCAAGACCGAGCTCGCCGTCGCCATCGCACGGTGGGCGATGGCAGATCACGGCGACCAGCTGTCGGCGGTCGTGTTTCGCGATGGCGTGGTCTGCGCGACCGATGGCCACGCCATGTGCTCCCTCCCGATCGATACGCTCGCCGACGAGTTCGGCGTGTACAGACGCGATTTGTTGGCCGCGGTAGCCGCGCAGGACGTGATGGCGCGCGAGGAGTTCTACGCGAAGATCGATCACGATCTCAAGATCAACGACTACGAAGCGCAACTCACCGATTGGCCTCGTGGCACGCGCGAGCTGCAGCTGACCTGTGCCGGGGAGGACGTGCGTATCGACCTCGGTGGGATCACGCTATCCGTGCCGGCCGCGGTCATATCGACCTACCCGACGGCTCGCGTGCTCGACGAGATGCTGTCGGCGAAGACGTGCAAGGGATCGCCGGATGGATATCTGCTCAACCCGAGGTTCCTCGCCGAGGTCGAGCGGACCAATAACGCGACGTCAGGGAAGAGCGTCCGCGTCGTCTCGTGGGGCAAGCTCGGCAAGCAAGGCGCGATAGATCCGGTCGTGCTCCATGGCGATACCGGCGCGAGGTTCGCGATCATGCCGATGAGGGACGTGAAGGGACAGAGCAAGTGACCTCGACGGAATCGAACGCGCTCGAGCTGCTCAAGCAAGGGCTGCGAGATCGCGACCAGTATTATCGAGATCTGCTCGCGATGACCGAGCGCAACACCGAGCTAGCCAAGCGGGTAAGCGAGCTCGAGATCGGGCTGCTCGATGTCTGCATGCTGATCGATCGCCAGATTGACGATCCGAGACTGATCGAACTCCGCAAGCTAGCGAGCGGAACCTGACATGTCTCCGCCGCGCATCGTGTGGCGTCGCGAGCGCGCAAGGGGTGGCGGCCCTGCGGGATCCGCCCCCGGCATTTCGCCGGTGCGCCGCTGGAGCGCGAGGAGTGCGCCCTGGTTTCTACGTCCTTTACAGGGAGCCCTGGTTCGATTCCAGGCAGCGGCACGAAAGGATACCAATGACCAGCGGACTCGTCGCGTCCATCATCGTGCTCGTCGTGTACCTGCTGATGACGACCTGGCAGGTCGTAAGCGCGAGGAAAGGCACCAAATGAACGTTGTCGTCTGGATCGTCGTCGGGATCATCGGCTCAGTCGGCTTTGTGCTGGCGGAGGTCGGCGCGTACAGGCTCGGCGTGCGGCATGGGAGAGAGCTCGCGGAAGTCGATCTCAAGGGCGCAAAGATGGAGGCAAAAGCGTGGAAACAGATCGCGTGCGCAACGCGCATGCCGCTAAGAAAGGAAGCAAAACGATGAGTAGATATCGCGTGATGGGAACAGTTACGATCTCCGTCTCGGTAATTGTCGAGGCCAAATCCAAGACAGATGCTTTACGTCTCGCCGGGGATGCTCCGATGATGTCGCTTTGCTACTCGTGCTCGCGTGGGGAGGATGGCACGTGGTGCACGAGCGGTGAGCTTGACGGCGAGGCCGCCATTGATCGCGATAGAGTGGAGAAAGTATGAGCAGGAAACCGAAATGCGAGCATATCTGCTCGAAGTACACGTACATCAACGACGCCGCCATCGCGCGGCACTGCACGTCGTGCGGCGAGCGGATGCCGCTCGGGACGAGCAATGACGTTGGCGTCGAGGTGGAGATCCGTGCTGCTGAGCTGGCCGCGCGAGCGCTCTCGGGTTGCAGCATGGGATTCCGCTGGCTCGACGAGAAGCTCGGATTCAATCTGCCGAATCTGGAGGGTAATGACTCAGACGAGTGGATGTCTGGCTGGTTCGCGCGCGCCATCGTCGATCACGACATCTCGAGCGAGGTCGGTCCAACGAGCTTTGGAGATCCGGCGTGGGCGCCGGATGGTGTAGCCGCGGAAGATGCCCTGCGTGATCCAACGGTCGACGCACGCAACGCCGCGATCATCGCCGAGCGGACCAGGCACGACACGGCGTGGAGCGACGTCATCATCGCGAGCGGCCCCCGTCCGGAGAATCTCTCCGGCGCAACTCTGGCCGCTCCTCCGCGCGACGTGATCGGAGCGATCGAGAAGCGCATCGCCGAGCGGACCCGTCACGACGTCGCCGCATCGGTCGTGCGACACGCGGAGATCGAATGCGATCCGCAGGAGGAGCCATGACCGCCATCGAGCTCGCCGCGTACCAGGGCGCTGCATGGGGCGCGCTCGACCGCGCCGCGCAATGGCGACTGCGGCTCGCCGACCACTGCGTGACCGCGGCCATTGCGCTGCGGAGGTCCGAGTGCACCGACTACAGCATCGCGATCAACAGGATCACCGCGATGCTCGAGATGGGCGGAGCGGAGCGGGGAGGTGCGTCGTGACACTCGAGCAAATCACGCAGTTGCGGGTAATCGTCGCCGGCGAACGGCCGGTGATCTCGCGGACCAGGTACAACGTCTACCGCAAGGGCTGGCTCGTAGAGGTCGGCGGCGAGACCAGCAGCGTGCGGACCGTGCAGCTCACCGCCGCGGCGTGCGTTGAGCTCGGCATCGCGCGGACCGACGAGCGGTACGAGCTCGTGCTCGCAAACGGAAGTTGGTCCCACCGGGGCAGCATGGAGACGCCATGACGTGGGACAGGGGAGAGGCTGAGCTGCTGATCGGCCGTGCAAGGGGCTGTGAGGGGCAATTCGCTCCGTCGTATCTGGTGGCCAGATTGTCGGAGATGTTGCTGTGCGCGCGCGATGAGATTGATCGCCTGCAGGGCCGGAACGATGCGCTCGAGGCCGTGTGCAAGGCGGGTGGCCGATGACCGCTCCGAACCGCCACGCCTACTCGCGCCTCGAGACCGACGAGGAGCTGATGGCTCGCATCTCAGCGAAGAGACGGCACCCAATCTCGACTCGACCGGGGTGCTCGGCGGACGAGCGCGCTGCGGAGTTCGGCTTGGAGCGCCGACTCGTGTGGGTGACGGCGTGATCCACCACGTCAAGCTCGTGCTCATCGGAGCGCGCTGGTCATGGGTCTGCACGTGCCGCGCGCACGGAGCGGAGCGGATGTGGCGACGGCAAGCGCGCGACGAGGGGCGAGTTCACAAGGAGTCGAACCGTGGGCGATGAACACCTTCACGCTGCGAACGGGATCGCATGGGGAGCGGCCGTGAGCCTTGCGATCGGAGCGCTGCTCGCCGGCCTCGGACTACATGGTCCGGCCGTCGCCGCGGCGCTGTCCGGATTCGCGATGATTTTCATCGCGATCGCGGTAGTTGGGATGGGGCGGCGATGAGCGACGTCCTGCTCCAAATCATCTGGGTTGCCGCGCACGTCGGGCTCCGCGAGTGGAGCCGCGAGCGCCGGCCGACCGCCGCGCAGTGGTCGCACGTCCACGACATCACCATCGAGCTCGGCTGTCCGCCGGCACCGCGCATGGGGAGGGTGTGGTCGTGATCAAGCCATGGCGATGGGGCCGACTCGAGTCGATCGCGCAACACCACCTTGAGACGTACGTCCTGCGCGACGGCAACGGCGATAACCGCTGCACGATCTGGAGAACCGTAGACGGGCATATGTGGCATACGTGGACTGTCGGCGGAGTCGGCGGGGAAAACGATACGGCCCCGACGCTCAACGATGCGAAGGACCAGGCCATCGCCGCCATCGTCCGACAGGGCTGGGCCCCGGGTGGATGGAAGGTGGTGTGGTCGTGATCAAGCTCAAGCTCGCTGACGGGCGCGCGGTCACTATCGGTACCGGATCGGACCACCACTCTGATGGCGTGTGGCTGCTGAGCGACACAGGGCTACTGCGCCGGCTCACGCCGGACGACGCACGCCGGATTGCAGCGGAGCTTACACATGCAGCCGCGATCGAGGAGCGGCGGCTGGCCAAGAAGCCGGGGGGGTGGCCGGTGAGGGGGCTTGCGCTCGGAACACCAGAGCATGGCATCACGATCATGCAGGTAATCGCGATGGCCCTGTGGGTAGCGTCGTGGGACATCGTGGGACGCGACCGGCACATCGCCGCACGCCGCGATCTATCACGATGCATGAGGGGCCGGTGAGGGGCCGGACCATCGCCGACCTGCAGCGGCGCCGAGACGAGCACCAAGCCGCGGCGGACGTGATCGGCAAGCGGCTATCGGCGATCGCGTTCTCCAGGAAGTGGTACGAGACGCTCGCGGTCGAGGTCAAGATCATCGACCGGGTTCGCGAGTTCCTAGCGTGGCGTCCCGATCTCACGTTCTCGCCCGGAGAGATCATCGAGGCATGTCATGCCGGCAGTCACGCGGTCGCCAAGGCGCTGACCCGGCTCGTGCGAAGCGGGGCGATCGTCAGGGCGGCGCACGCCGCGTACAGGATCGCCCGGTGACCGCATCCGAGCTGCGCCAGCTCGCGCGGCTCGCCGCGACCCTTGCGAGCGAGCTCGAATCCGGAGGAGCCTTGCGGCTGGGAATCGCCGCGTCTGGTCAGGAGGACCAATGCGACGAGGAAAGGCACAGCGAGCTCATGGACCATACCGACACGGGAAGATGTGGCGCGTCCACTTCGTCTCCGGATCCGGGAGAGATCGGAAGACGACATATGAGGTCTTTGCTTCGAGGGCAGACGCCCAGAAGTGCTACGACGACGCCACGGACGAGGCGCAAGGGCTAACCGTGAGCACAGCCATCAAGGCATGGCTCGACGCGAAGCGAGCGCAGGGCCTCGCCGATCTCACCATCGTGGCGTACGAGCAGCGGATCAGGATGCTGCTTGGCTCGATGATTAACCGGCCCGTGCGATCAGTCGCGAACCGCGGACCCGAGCTCTATGCCGCCGCCCTGGAAGGTCGCAAGGCGGACTCGCACCAGAACCTGCTCGTTGCGGGGAGGATCTGGGGGAAGTGGTGCGTGCGGCAGAAGTGGCTCCGCGCCAACCCATTCGCCGAGGTCGACCCGGTCGGCCGGCGGGTGCACGGCGCCGACAAGATCAGGCTGACCGTTGACGAGTCGCGCAGGCTCGAAGCGTGGTGCCTCGCGCATCCGGACGATCAGGGCGCGGTGCTGACGCTCGGCTACCTGTACCTCGGCACCCGTAACATGGAGCTCGCGGTACGCGACGTGCGCGACCTCGACGACGGCGTGCGGCTGCTGTTGATCGGCAAGGCGAAGTCGCGCGCCGGTCAGCGCAAGCTCGTGGTGCCGGTGGCGCTGGGCGCCCTGCTGCGGGCCCAGGTCGACGGACGTCCATCTGATGCGCCGGTGTTCGTCAACGCTAAAGGGCAGCGGATGGGCAGCAACACGGCCCGCGACCACGTCAAACGCGTCTGCGTTGCCGCCGGGGTCCCAGAAGTCCCACCACAGGCGCTGCGGAGGACTCAGGCATCGCTTGCGATGGATGCGGGGGAGACTTCGCTCGCGGTGGCGCGGCACCTTGGGCAGGCGACCGGAGAAGCCCCGAAGGTCACAGCTCAGAGCTATCTCGAGCGCGGCTCGGTGGCGACGGCGCAGGGCGAGCGAGCGATGCGGGCGATCCGAGGGCGGACCGCGATTGGAAACTGATTGGAAACTACGGCCATTCGTCCGCAGATTCCTCGACGAGAAAGACTACTAAGTGAAGAACCGGCAGTTATTATCCATCCCGACGACGCTACACCCTGAAAAGTTTCCAGGCGAGCGATTCCCGCGTCGACGATGTGAGTGGAAACCGGTGAAAGGACCGACGACATGAACCAGTCGGCGCGCTGGCGCTGGCTCAACGCCAACCTTCGCCCCCTGCTCGACGGCTACGCCGCGGCGCTGGACGAGGTGGCAAGGCTGCGCCACGAGCTCGGCGACGCCACCGCGCATGAGGGCGACTGGCTCAGCAAGACCTCGCGGCTGATGTGCGAGACGGTAATGGGTGACCGCGACGCGCTGCGGGCCGAGGTTGCTCGGCTACGAGCAGAGCTCGCGAAGCGCCTCGAGCCCACCGGGTAGCACGAGCGCGCTGATGTCGACGCGTCCGCATCCCGGGGCCTCTAGAGGGTATCCAGCCGGGCCCGCGGTCTGGGGCTCGGTGCCGCGGTATTGCCAGAGCATCAGGTGCTCCAGGTTGGTGCCGGTCCGCGCGATGACGTCGTGGGGCAATCTGGAGCCGTACAGCGCGATCGCCGAGCGCCCGCACCCGAGCCGGTCGGTGACGCCCACGCTGCGCAACAGCTCGCCGCCGTAGAGCGTCGCGGTGCGGCCGGTCAGCTCGGTGTAGCGCCCCGCGAAGGTCCGCGTGACGTCCTCGACCTGCGCGTGGCTCGGGTTTGCGATCCGCTGGCCGCCGCGCTCGACGTCGACCATCAGCGGAAGCTGCCCAGGCGCCGCGTCGGGCTGGATACCGCGGACCGCGCGGACCGCGAAGTCAGCCTGCATCATCCCTGACTGGTGGAGCGTAAGGTAGTGATAATACCCGACAAACAGGTCAGCGCCGATGCGCGGCGAGAGCGCGAATGGCGCGCGCTGGCGCGCGGCCCAGGCGTCGTATCGGTAGTCGAGCCCCTGCGTGATCTTGAAAATCGCGAAGTGCCACGGCGCGCCGGCCGCGATGTACGTCGGCCAGTCGCACGGGTGGTCCCCGGGGTAAACGTCGACTCCCGTCGGCTGGATCACGGCTTCATCCCGGGCGGCAGATCGACGAGCCGACGATCGATGTCGCGGCCCGCGGGCACCGGGTGGAGCTCCACGGCATTCCGGCCGCGGTGCACCTGACATTCGACGATTCCGCCGATCAGGCACAGACAGAGCGGCTGCTTCCAAAGCTGGAATCCGCTCATGGTTTCGCTGCCGAGGCAAGGGGAACCGCAGGGAACCGCGCTACGAGCTTCGCGTCCTCGGTCGCATCGAGCTGGACCTCGCTGGCGAGTATCGCGTCGATCGCTGCCGCGGCCTCGGCCGGCGTCATGACGCCCGTGCTGCCGTCCTCCCACGCCTTGATCGCCGCGGTGAGCATCGCGATGCCCTCGGCCGCCGGCGGGCCGCCGATGCCGGTGATCCGCTGGGCCACGGCCAGCACCGCGAGCACGGGGTCGATGTCGCGGAGGACGCTACGGATCTGGTCGATGGTGCTCATGGTGTCTCCCTGGTCACGATGGCTTTGATCGCGTCGACCACCTCGCCAGCCGCGGTGAGCGCCGATGCGAGCGATGGTTGGTCATTGAGGGGCCCGGCGATGGCGATGGCCCGGTAGGCCGTGGCGATGGCCGACACCAGATCGGTGCGCTTGCGGCGCCAGCTGGCGAGCCGCGTCTTGCCGTCCTCGAGCGTAACGGCGTGGGAGATGATGTCGTCCTGCTCGATCTGATCGTAGGTCGCGAGCGAGTCCCGCGCGGCTCCGACGCTGAGCTGTGCCGCCTGCAGGGTCTCGGTCCGCGTGTTGTGGGTGCAGGCGATCTGCGAGCCGCCGAGCGCCAGCAGCGCGAGCGCCGTGATCCCGATCCGGGGCAGCGCCGGCCTCACCACGGGTTGCCAGACCAGCGCGATCGCGCCCATCAGCGCCGCGACGATGCCGGCAGCCGGCGCGCCCTGGAATCGCCACTGGATCACCGTGCCGAGCACCGCTACTGCGCCGGTGATCGCGGCCAGGATGCGGCCCTGCGCCAGCCAGTGCGTGTTGGCGTTGAGCGCGAGCAGCCGCTGCGCCAACGCGTATCCGAGCCCTGCGCCGCCCCACAGCCATCCGTAGGTAGTGAACAGCTCCCAGCCTGCATCGGTGGCCGTGGTCGCGACGGTGCCAGGGTCGCCGGCCGCATGAGCGTGGTGCAGGTAGAGCAGCATGCCGATGGCGTAGACGAGGAGGGCCCCGAGGGCGACGAGAGCGACTTGCTTGATGCGGTGATACGAGATCATGGCGAGGTGTCCTTGGGCGCCGACATGGGCGCGAGTGATGAGCTGCGATGCGGGTCGTCGCGAAGGTGCTGATCGACGGTCTCTTTGAGCTGCTGGAATCGGATCGCTGCCTCGCGCTCATCACCGGCCCGATTCCAGAGTAGGCGGGTGACGACGCCGAGGGAGCCGAGTCCCAACATCAGGATCGCGATGGCGACGCGGCGCACCGTCTTGTGGGTCCGCTCGAGCTCGGTGACGCGGCCGGGAAGCGCGAGCAGCGCGGCGGTGCCGTCCTCCATCTTGCGGTTCTCGCTCCGCTCGTCGAGCGCGCGCTTGGTAGCCAGCGTGATCGCCTTCACGAAATCCTCGACGGTAGCGGCCTCGCCCGGGATCCGGTTGCTGAGCCGCAGCGACTCGAGCTCTTCGGGCCGGAGCGGCCGGTCCAGTGTGATCGACGGCGCCGTGACCTCATCGCGCTCGCGTTGGCGCCGCCGCTCGCTGTCGTGACCGACCAGGTGGAGCGGCATGCGCCGGCCGTGCGGGGGCGTGGGGTCATCGTCGGTCATGGCTTGATTCCGATCTGGAGTCCGACGGTGATCGCGCTGTTGGTGCTCGTGCCCGACGCTGCGCCGGTCGCGCCGGCCGCGGCCTTGATGCCCGAGGTCAGGCCGATGACCTGGAAGTCGCTGCCGATCGCGTACGTCCCGCTCTGGATCAGCTGCACGCTCGTGAGTCCGGCGTTGGTCGCGGCGTACCCGTTCGCGCCTCCGCTATACCCGCCCTGGAAGATCAGGACGATCTCGTTCGCCGCGGTCGTGGTGATCGATGGGATCGAGAGCGGGCCGGTGTCGAAGTTGTTGTTGACGCTGCCGTTGACGACGTCGATCGCTGGGTTCGCGTTTGGACCGCGCACGGTGAAGCACTTGAAGGCGTTGAAGTTGTTGGTGTCAGCGAACGCTGTAGCCGCACCGCCATTGCTGCCGGCTCGCTGGTAGAGAGCCACCTGCTGGTTGAGCCCGGCGAACACGCTCGTCAGGTTGGTTGACGCGACCAGAGCCCAGCCCGCCGGCGTCGTCTGCGCCGCCGCGACGAGCCCCGTGGTCCCGATCCCGAGCTCGAGATCCCCTACGAGCGTCCCGGGCCACGACCGCGGTGCGAGCGCTCCTGCGCCGTGCGCGGCCGGCCCCCAGCCAAGCACCGCCGGAGTCGTCGTGACGGTCTGGCGCGCCAGCCCGAGCTTGTCGGCGATCGCGAATGCCGCGCGCTGGCCGATCGTGATGTACCCGTCCGCGTCGAAGTGAAACCCGTCGGTGAGCGCGATGTCATCGTTGTCGATCAGCAGCAGGTTCGGGTCACCCGCGGCCACCGCGACCTGCGCCGCGCGCACCGTCGACGTGAACGCACCAGATCCGTTCACGTTGGTTTTGACCCACGCGACGACGAGACCGGCGCTGAAGTCAGCGCGCAGCGCCGCGAGGAACGCAGTCATGTTCGATTGGAACGCGCTGCTCATCGGCGCCGTCGAGGCGTCGTTGGTGCCGAGATGGACCGTGATCGCTCGGACCGTTCCGAGCGCGCGCATCCGCGCGACGAACAGGTTGTAGAGGTTGCCGGCGCCGGCCGCTGGGTACGTGCTCGTCGGCAGCCACTCGGTCGCGAGCGTCGATCCGGAAACCGCCATCACGGCCATGAGCGGCTTGGCGCCGGCCGCGAACAGCGCCTGTCCCATCGTCAACTCGATGCCCATGCTCGGGTTATTGGGGTTCGTGTACGGCTGCAGCGTGCCCACGAAGTCAGCGAACACCGGCGGGAACGCAACGCCCGGTGCGATGTGCGAGCTGAGCTGCACCGTAGTGAATGGCGTCGTCAGCCCGAAGCCGCCATCGGCGTTGTTGGTGACGCCCTGACCGTAAGCGTTCGAATCTCCGAGGATCGGATAGACGTTCACTGTCGTCGGCGAATCGAGGCCGATGCGCAGCGCCATGCTGAGCCCGATGCGCAGACTCTGCAGCCCGATCGGCACTACTTTCCGGCTCCTGCGACCGTCAGCTTGCCGCCGGTCGCGCCAACTACGACGAGGAGTCGCGTCCGTGCCGCCCCGGTCTCGACCACATGCCAGAGCGCTCCACCGATCCCGGTCCCAAGCGCAGCGACGACACACGCCGTGGCGCCGGTCCCGACGCTCCACCCGGTGCCATCGACAGCCACGTACCCGTTGGTGGGCCGCTCGTTTTTCCAGCCGCCCACCGCAGTACTCGTGTCCGGAAGATCACCGGCCGTCGACAGGCTCGGGTGGCCTGGCTGATTGGTGTCCTGGATCGTCGCCGAGGTGATCACGATCGCTGCATCTCCGGTGATGTCGACCGACGTGAATGCCGTGTCCTTGGTCGGCAGGATGTACGCGTACGTGTGGCTCGCGACGAGCGAGAACGTCCCGTGCGGCGCCTCAGCAGGTGCCGAACCATCTGCGGTGTCGATCGGAAACAGGTATCTAGAATTTCCATGCATGGGTCACCTCGGTGCGGAGCGACGGTCGGAGTCTGGGAGATAGGCCTGAGACAGGTTGGTGGAGCCAGCGATCGACGGCATCGGCGGCGAACCCGGAGGTGCAGTCGGAGCCGCCGCCGGGGCCGGCGCGAACGCGCCCCGCAACACGAATGCGTTCTCGGGTTCCATGCTCGGATGAAGGCTCACGTCGAACAGCAGTGAGTTCTGAATTAACTGCCGGTATTCGACTGGTTTGCTTACGTCGGCCGCTCGCGCGATCAGTCGCTGCTGTGCCAGCGCGAACAGTCGCTGCCACACCACGCGCATCGTATCCGCGGCCTCGGGGGTTAGCGTGCGAGCGTGGAGCGCATCGAATGCCACGGTTGGATCGTTCGCTACTGCGAGCCGACGCCCCCACTGCAGCGCATCAGCCGCGGACGGGGTCCATTGCTGCTTCGTGTACGGATTCGGAGGCGGACCCTTTGGCGCGGTGTCGTTGAGGTGCTTGTACATCGCGATCATGTGCGCCTCCATCGCGTTGATGAGGTCGGGGTCCTTGAGGTCGCGCATCTCCTTGCTGACCTTGTCGACGACGAGCTGCGGGTTGGTAGCCGCCGCCGCCACCTCGCGCATGCGGACCGCAGCGAGCTGGGATGTCGAGGATCCCTTGGGCGCATCAGGCTCGCCGTCATCGAACGCCCGGCGCTGCAGCGCCGCGTTGACGCGCAACCCGGTTGCCACGATCGTCGACTTGACGATCGGCTCGTTCCTAGCGACCAGGCCGAGCGATCGATCGACCGCGCTCGCGATGGCGTCCTTGGTCTTCGCGGCCAGCGCCGCGGCGCGCGATTCTGCCGTCGCAGGTACCCGCCCCATGAACCGACCGGTAGCAGCCTTCAACGCGCGGTACTTGAGGTACGCGCTCAGCATCGGCCCGATCACCGGGATGTCGTGCGGCGATGGAACCCCAGGGACACCGAGATCGTGCGCAACCTCGACGCCTACTCCGATCGCCTGAGCCCCAGCGACAGCCCGCGATCCGAGCCCGGTCCTGGGAGCGCCAGCTACGGGCGACGGGGGCAGCGCGGCGCGCGCATCCTCGGCCGCCTTGGTCGCGGCCTTGGAGCGGAGCGTCGCCTCGGTCTCGGTGGCTCGAGCTCGCGCATGGGCCGCATCGGCCTCTAGCTTGCCTTGCTTCGCATTCGCCATCCGCTGGCTCCAAGTCGGATGGCGTGGCCCGGCCGGCTCGGGCGCAGCCGCAGCGTCGCCGGCTGAATCATCCGCTGCCCGTGCGATCCTCGACACCGTCTTGCGGCTCGCCTCATCCTCGGCGGCGCGGAACGCCTGAGCAGCCTCTTTCGCCGCGGCCGGCGCGACATCGCCGATCGCCTCGGTGAGCTCGGCGGCGGCCTTTTCGATCCGCGTCACGACCTTGGCCATCGCCGCAACGTCCTCGACCGCCCCCGGGCGCGCGCCGACCGCGGTCATCTGCTGCTCGATGGCCTTGGCCTCGGCAACCGCAGTATGCTGCTCGACCGTGCTCGTTGCCGCCGCAGCGCGCTCGAGCGCTGACTCGTGGGCGTCGGCGAGCCGGCGCAGCGCCATCGGATGCCCACGCTCGACTCGCTGCACCGCGTAGCCGGGCCGGGCCGCCTTACGCGCGATCCACTCCGCCATTGCCTGGCCCTGCGCGCGCGCCTCGTCTCCGGCCATCGCCGAGCCCTCGTAGAAACCGGCTCCGGGCCCCGCGAACCCTTCGTTCCACGGCGGGGTGATGCTCTTGAGCGGCTCGCCGCTGTCGAGACGCGCCTTGGTGCCGCGGAGCAAGGTCTCGAGGTCGTCGGCCGGCGCCGCGGCCCCCCGGGGGGATTTCATCTCCCACCAATCAGGGCGAGCGTCTCCGATCTTGGCGTTCGCGCCGTTGAACTTGCGCTCGGCGAGCCCCGCTTTCTCCAGCCCTTCCCATACGCGCTCCGCGCTCGGAGAGCGCGAGAAGTCAGAGGCCAGTGGAACTCCATGCTCCTTGATGAGCGCGTCGTTCAGATCGCGATACATCGCGTTTGCGAGTCCGCGCCCCCTGAGGTCGGGGTCGATCGTCGTGTACTTGACCCGGTAGACGCCCTGCGCGTCACGCACGGCCTTCAGGTGACCGGCCTCTCCGGTCGGCGACGTCAACTTGATCTTGATCTCGCCATTGCCTGGCTCGATCTCAGGCCTGACGCCAGAGTCGCCGAAGATCTTGGATGGCGCGGTTTCGGACGCGGCGCCGACCTTGACCGGTGCGGCAGACTGGATCTTCGCTCCCCCATCGCTCAGCGCCCGACGCTGCGCAACGATGGCGTCCCATTCGTCGGAGAGCTGCTGGTACTCCGGAGTACCCGACTGCATCGCGTCGAGCTTGTTTCCGATCTCGGCCTGGCGCGCGTCGAGCTGGCGCAGGTCGGCCGGCCCATGTCGGAGCACGTCATCTGCAGCCGGCTCGGTACCGGTCGACCACTTCACCTTGATCGGCGCGTCGGCCTCGACGGCTGCAGCGAGCCGATGACGGCCATCGGTTACGGTGATCTTCCCCTTGGGCGAGACATTGAGCTTGATCGGATCGCGCTGTCCCTCCGCGATCTCCTGCTTTGCCTTGGCGATGCGCACCTCGTCGGTGGCGCCGCCGGGTGGCTCGAAGTAACCTTGCTCCGCGATGTCGCGCGCTGGCACGGTGCGATCCAGGTAGTTATCGGTCGCGCGCTCGTGCGCTCCGATCTCGGCGTGGTCCGGGATGCCGGCGGACTTGGCCGCGTCGGATTTGGCCGCGACCTCGCCAAGCGACGCCGATGGCTGGGTCCCGCGGGCCGGGCGTAGCTCACGGGTTACATCGAGCTTGGGCACCTCGGGCGGCAACACGTCGGAGCCGATCGCGATGCGAGCTGAGGCTTCGCCGGACGGGGCCGCGCGGCCGGAACGCCGCGGGCCGAACTCGCTGACCGGCTCCCGGATCGTCGCGCCCTCCGCCTGTACCGCGGGTGCAGCAAGGCCCCCGAGCGACGCCTCGAGCTCGGGGTCGACGCTGGCATGTAGGTCGGAGAACTCGATGCGCGCCGCCTCGTACTCGTTGAGGTTGCTGAGCAGCTTCTGGGCGGCCTCCGGATCCAGGATTCGCTCTGGCGCATGGACGGCGAAGCCCTCGGCGGCTTGAGGGATTCCTCCGACCTGCGCGGCCCGCGCCTCGGCGACCCCCGCAACCGCCTGCTGGCGCACCAGATCGGCTTGCTCGCGCGCGGCCTGTGCGGTGGCGAGCTTGGCGCGCGCCATATCGGCCGCCTGGTCAAACGACTCGAGCGAGGCCTGGCTCTTGGTCGCCCATTCCTGCGCCGCGAGCGTGGCTGCTTTCTCGCCGCCGTCAGCGATCCGCGCGAACATGCGGCGCGCCGCGATCGTGCCGGCAACCACGCCGTGTGCCGCCGCCGCCCCGCCGGCGCCGAACGCCAGCCCTGTTCCGAGCGCGCCGACCACCCCCTCGGCACTGAGCTCGCGGTCGCCGAGCGCGGTGTCGGAGAGGTAGATCCCCGCGTTCTGGACCGCTCCCTCGATGCCGCCCGCGACCAGCCCGCCGGTGAGTCCGCCGCCGGCCCTCTCTGCTGCGCGCGCCGCGGTCCGGGATAGGTACCCGGCCGGGGTGGCGCTGAGCGCGCCGCCGGTCGCGAGCGCAGGGAGTAGCGCACCCGTGATCTGCCCGCCCGCGGACAAGACCGGATGGGCCTCGCGTTCGGCCGCGAGCTGTTCGCCAGCCCCCTTGCTCAGCAGACCCTTGAGCGCGACGTCGGAGAGGCCGAGCGTGAGCCCAGAGAGCGTGCTGGTCGCGACAGCGTTGAGCGCGCCGACCGCTCCGGTGTCCTCCGGAGTCACCCTGGTCTCGGTAGACGCGGCCTCGGTAGAGCTGATCGGGGTGTCGGTTGGCCCGGCCTGCTCGTCGGGAATCGAGACGATCGACCCGTCCTGTTTGCGGTACAGGCCCATCTACTGGACCCCCCCGATCCCGAGCTTGCGAACGCCGTCGAGGTAGCGCTGCTGGTCGGCCGGTGATGCGCCGCGGAGAAACGCGGGCAGCTGTGTCTGGCTCGTCGGCGTGAGCGGGACGACCGGCGGGACGTCGGCAGGAAGACCCTGACTTATCCGCGCCCTTTGCCCGGCCAGCTGTTTCTCTGCGCCGGGGGTGAGCGCGGATGGGCCGGGGCCCGGAGAAAGCGGCGCCGTCGCGGCCTCGAGCTCCTTGGCACGCATCGGATTCTCGTCTCGGATCGCCTTGAGCACATCGGCGAACAGCTTCGGATCCTCGTCTCGGATTAGGTGAGCGAACCCCGAATACAGCGATCCGCGGTCGCCCTGTAGTGGTACCGCAAGCTGCTCTACGATTCCGGCGTACGCCTTGTTGCCGGCCGATCCAGCGCGCTTGATCAGTGCACGGGCCTTGTCGTCATCCGCTGGGTCGAGGCCGTAGTTCGACGGCTTCCCCGGTGCTCCGGTTCTTGGATTCGGTGCTCCAACGCGCCCGAGCGCGGCGTTCTGCGCCTTGTCAACCGGGCTGCGCTCGTCGAGCGAACCGGTCAGAGGAGTGAGCACGCGCGACGCAATTCCTGGAGTTGCGTCCTCGCCGACTTCCTTGGCGGTCTTGCCGCCGAACTTCACGTCCTCGGAGCTTTGCCCTGGCTTCCACTTCGTCTTAATCCCGGCGCTCTTGAGTGATGCAGCGGCGTTGACCTCGGCGTCGCTGCGCAACACCTTGAGCGCGGCCATCGCTTTGCCCTTATCGACCTCCCTGGAGATCCAGCTGTCAGGGTCGATGCTGAGCACGTGGTCGAATGCTTTCAGCGCCCCAACCGTCACGCGCTCACCGAGCGTGGCCACGTAGCGCGCCTTGACGTTTGCGATATCCGCGGTGATGGCGGCCCACTGCTCGCGATCGATCGCGCCTGGGTCCTTCTCCAGCTTCGCGAGCGTGTTGGATACCAGGTCGTGAACCACATAAGTGATCTTGATGGCCTTCTGTGCTTCTTCCCCGATCTTCCTGTTGGTCGCGATGGCAGCATCGTTGAGCTTCGCGCTGTCGCGCAACAGCTGGGCTTGCTGATTGAGCTGTGCGGCTTGCTGCGGATCGCCGACCTTGCGTGCCTGAGCCTCGTAGGAGTCCGCATCTGCCATCTTCTTCTCGCCCTCGGGGGTTAGGAGTAGATCGCCAGTGACCGGATCGTTGACCCCGAGCTCGGATACCTTCTTCGCCTTCTCGGCCGCGGCCTTCTCGCCGGCCGCGAGGTACTTCTCGGAAAGCGCGGCCATCCTGTCGCGTTCCGCCACCTGCTGGCCAAAATAGAATCGCTTGTCCTCGAGATCTTGTCCGCGACGCTGCAGACCGATGGACTCCGCGTGTTGCTGGGCCGACTGCTTGCGCGCTGCCTCAGCATTGGTTTGGTCCCACAGCCGCGATGCAGCGTTCTCCTTGAGCTTGACCTTCTCCTCTTCGAGCTTGGCGTTGAGCGCTCCAGCATTCGCTTGCGCTTGTGGCGACTTCTGCTGTGTCGCAATCGTCTGCACCGCCTGCTGCGCCTGCTCGAGTGCGCCGGCTTTGCGCACGTCGATCTCTGCGAGCCGATCGCCAGCCGCTTGTCGATGCTCGCCGATGCCAACGTTCATTTGCGCGATGTCGGCTCGGCGCTTGTCGAGGTCCGCCATCTGCGCGGCGACCTTGCGGTCGATCGCTTGAATCATCGCGTCGTAGGCCTGGTTGTGAAACGCGCCGCCGTACTGCTTCTGCTGGATCGCAGCTCCGATTCCACCAAGCGCGACTCCGATCGCAGCCCACACCGGATGGTCGAGGCCTCGATCAACCTTCGTGTCCGCGACCTTTTTTACGGCGACGTCGCGCGCCTGCATCAGGCTATTCAGCTTCGCGGCGTTCTCCTGCGCCGCGCGCGCGCGCTCGGCGAGGATCTTCTGCGTCTCAGCGTCCCGCGCGGCGAGTACATCCCCCTGCTTGGTCGCGGTGTCGGCCTCGACCTGCGCCGACCTGACGTTCGCCGCCTTCTCGCCCTCGACCGCCTTGTCTGATGCAGCAACGCTGCCCGCGGGCCCGTACTGCTGCAGGAGCTGGGCGTTGGAGAGCGGCGGTGCTGGGGTGACCGGCTGCGCGCCGGCCTCGGGGCCAGGATCGGTAACCGGGGTATGGCTTGGCCGCGGGGCGAACTCGGGGCCACCTGACGGCACCTGCGCCGGCGTGGTCACGGGCGCGGCGGTCGCGTCCGGCGGTGGCGTGAGTGCGGCCAGCCCCGCGGTGTCATCCGGGGACCAGTTCGGCGCGCCGCCGCTCGGCAGCGTCAACGGCCCGGCCGGCGCCGGGGCCAAGCCAGGGAACTGCGCCGCGAGATCGGACGGCAGCGTGAGCGTGCGCCCGTCGGGCGTCGTCACGATCTGCGGCTGGCCGGCAAAGAGGGCCATCTACTTCCCCGCGAGGATCTGGCCGCCGGCCGCGAGCAGTCCGCCGAAGATCCCCTTGTCCTGATTCTGGGCCTGCGATTTCGCAATCTCGGCGGCTATCTGCGCCTGGTCCCACCCGAGCTGCTGGCCGAGCGCCTGGATCTGGCGCGCGTCGTTCAGCTGGGTCTGGTAGAGCTGCGACTGCTGATTACCCTGCGCGGCCTGTTGGGATAGCTGGGCGTTCTGGGATGCGATTTGCGCGTCCTGGCCAAACGCCTGCCCGTACAGCGCGCCACGCTGAGCGTTCGCCGCCTGCTGGTCGGACATCTGCGCCTGCGACGCCATGCCGGCGCCCTGCAGCCCGAGGTCTGCGGTGTTCCGCGCGGCGTTGCGCGACGCCAGCGCGGAGTTCGCGCCGTGCGCCATGCGCGCGGCTGCGGTCTGCGCCGCCGTCGCCTGTCCGACCTGACGGTTGACCGCGAGCTCGCCAGCTCCAGCCTGCTGTCCGCTCGCGATCCGCCCAAGGTCACCGGCGACGCCCATCAGTCCGCCGCGGGACTGATCGATGTTTCCGGTCGCGAGCTGCGAGGCATTGACCGTCGGAGCCGCGCGACCTGCGGCGCCCGACGCCATCTGCCCGAGCTGCGCGGTGGCCGCGTCGTAGTTCTTCAGCTTCGGGTCGATGCCGGCAGACGAATTGCCGCCGAATACGTAGTTTCCGACGTCACCCCAGAATCCCATGGCTATGCACTTCTTCCTGCCGTCATTGGACGGCGTACGTTGCCGATGACCGTCCCGGTCACCACGAGTTCGGTGAGCTCGAACGAGGCGCCTGCGAACCCCGCGGCCTCGAAGTCCTCGAAGCGCAACTGGACCGATTGCCCGGTCTCGTAGATGTCGATCCGCCACGCGTACTCGCCGGGGCCGGTGCCGCCATATTGGCCGTCGTCGTAGAGCCCGTCGTTGTAGTTGGTGCCAGCGATCGGCTCGACTCCGACGGTGTTTGCGAATGAACCGGTGATCCACCCGGTGCTGGACGATGCACCGGTCGCATCGAGCCACGCGGGGTCCGTCCACCCGAGCGTGTAGTCGGTCTGGTACTGGACGCCGAGCTGATGGGCGCTGATCCATGTGCCGAGCAGATGGATGTTCGAGAAGCTCTGGAACCCCTGCAGGTGTTCCGCGAGGTGGATCCACGCAGTCTCGAAGCGCAACCGGATCCGCTGGCCAGCGTCGCTGTACTCGCCTACGGTCTCGCGAAACACGCGCCCGTCGGCACGCAGGTAGTAGTACTGGCCATCGACCACTGCGGCATCCAAGCCCTCATGATTGGTGAACGTCGACCACTGATTGAACAGGTAGTCAAAGAGCAGCGTCGACCCGCTGTCGGTAAGGAACACGACCTGAGTGCGGTTGGGTAGCGTCGTCGCGCGTCGCACCGTCTGCGCGTTGAAGGCCTCGACCGCCGCGCCCACGTACTCGACCGTCGCGTCGTTCGAGAGCCGGTAGATCCCCTTTCCGCTCTTGAACATGTGGCCGTCCGGCGTGAGCACAACCGACGCTGGGTCGGTGCATCCGACGTCGCTCGGGATCGTCTGGACCGCCGAGAACCCGGTCACGTCGATCGATCCGGCGTTGTCCGGGCCGTCGCCGGCGAACGTGAAGATCGCGCCCTCGGTCCAGACGATCTCGCGGTTGTCGCGCGACGCGCCAGCCACGACATCGCCGCCCTGCAGGTCGACGCGCAAGAACAGGTCCGGTGGCCACTGGACGCCGAATCCGTCGGAGAACGGCTGCGAGTAGCGGACGATCGTCCCATCGGTCGGATCGGTCGAGAACAGCCGGTCCTTGCCGCGCCACATCGCCGATCCGAGCGGCGTTGGGTCGTTGGACAAGATCCCGCCGTCCGTGTAGAGCTCGTCGAAGGTCGCGAGCGTCGTATCGCTCATGCGATCGAGAAACGACACCGTGTCGACGGTGGTGTCGTTGGCGACATAGCCGTTCGCCGCGCCGACTGTCGTGGGATCGAGCGACGTGACGCGGAACAGCTGCGCCGTGTCGCCGGTCTTCGCTGCGAGCGATCGGGCGACGCCGATCCGGACGCCGGGCTTGAGCGTCGCTCGGCACGGCGGCAGGGTCAGCGTAACCTGCGTGTCGCCGCCGCCCATCGTTACGAGCGTGCCGGCCGACGTTGGACCGAGGTGGATCTCGCCCTGCGAATCGGTCCACTCGTACCAGGATCGATAGAGGTACGTCGTCGACGAGGTCATCGAGCCGCCGCCCGCAGCTACCGTAGCGATCAGCTCGGGGCCAACATGGAACCCTAGCTCGGTCCAGATACGCCCGTCGTAGTGCATGGGGCACGCGCCGGCCATGTACAGTCCTCGCCCGTACTCGACCGCCTGATGGCTCGCTTGGCTGTCGAAATCCATCGTGACGAGCTGAATCGCCGTCTCCTGGAACTTGTCGTCGTTCTCGCTGATGAGCCGCTCGCGAAACCCGACGGTGAAGTTGATAACGCTGCCCGAGGCGTGCGCCGACGCGAGGTGCTTGCGTGCCGGTGCACCGGCGGCGGACGCCGGAACATGCCGGCCGACTGGGACGAATCCGTTGCCGGACAGCGACGAGAACCGGTAGGTCACGTACGTGTTGAAGAACGTCGTGTCGTGCGCCATGCACGCGAACGCCTCACCGCCGATCACGAACGCTCGCGACACGAGGCACATCGACCGGATGACGCCGTCGCCGCCCGCGGGCCCGGTGGCGCCGGTCGCGAAGTCGATCGCCACGGACGTCACGAAGTGGTTGGAGGCTGCAGCGGCGGTCGATTCCCACGCGGTCCATGCCGTGCTCGAACTGGTCGCAGCGACTGCTACCCGCACAAGGTCTGCCGCCGAGGCGACGGCGGCGCTGAACGTGTTGAGCACGGCGATCGGCGTTCCCGCTCCGCTGCCGCCCGACAGGATAAGCACTGTGCTGGTGGGGACCGCGGTGACGTAGGCGAGCACGAAGCGGTCTCCGTTGGCGCCATCGAAGGTGAAGTGGGTGAGCCCGAGCGGGGTGCCGACCCGGCGCGATGCTGCGATCGTCAGGACCGACGGGTGACCGAGCAGCGGCACACCGAGCACGCCGCTCTGGTCCACGTAGCCGATCCGGATCGCCGTCGTGCCGTCCTCGCACCATGCCATCGCCGCCGGAGTGCCGGTTCGCGTCGTGGGGCAGGCGTCGTAGACGCAGTCCGTACCGTCGATGGTCGCGGTCAGGATCGCCGGTGACACCGCCGCGCTCGGGGCCGCTGGGTTGACGACGATCACGTATATGGTCTTCGTGCTGACCACCGCGTAGTAGACGTGCAGGTTGCCGCCGACCGCGACACAGCGTGGCGAGATGCCGGACGCGTGCGCCTGCGTCGGCGCCCGGTACACCCGTTCGCTGGTCGCGTCAGTCGTCGACCACCAGACTCCGCCCTGCGAGTCCTCCCAGGCCGCGACCGTGACGCCCGCGAGCGTCGCGTGGTCCGGCATCGTCTGCTGTGTCCCCGTGACCACGAGCGGCCGGTCGGTGCCCACGGCGCTGTAGACCGCGCCGGCGTCGCTCCACTGGCTCGCCCCGGTCTCGCGCGAGTAGCAGCGCGACGCCGCGAACTCGAGGAGCTCGTTGCCTCGCGCGGCCATACGGATCGCGCCGGTGATCGTCGACGACGAGCCATCGATCGCCTGCCCGGCGTCGTCGTACCCGTTCCGCTTCTGGATCGAGATGGCCCGGGTGAAGACCCCGTTCTCGAGTGCGAGGAGCTTCGTCCGCGGTACCGCCTTGGGGTCCGCCTTGGTTTCGACTCCGCCCGCGAACGCGAAGTGGACCTCCTGCTCAGGCAGCGCCATGGCGCCCCCAGGAAGAGGTCTCGGTGCGGCGAAGGGTGCGGCGAACGGCCATGGGGAAGCGCTTCAGCGCTACCCCGCGACTTGTTGCGGCAGCTCGATCGACGAACTAGTCGACCTTCATGGATCCGAGCACATCCGGATCGGAAATGCAAGCGGCGTTACGGGAGCGACAAGTGCAGCGAGATGCGGCAGTTGCGTGTGATGTTGGCTCCGGGCAACGCTCCGCTTGATGAACACGCGCAATAGGTTGCTCCTAGCGAGTTTCATCATGTCCGCGATACTTTTTTGGGACAACCGGTACTGGTTTCTGAACAATTGGGATAGGTTAAGCCTTTGGTTTGCGAGCATCAGGCCAGATGACAGGAACGGGTTATACTGGCTATTGGTGATCACACTTATTGTGGTCGGGGTTGCTATGGCGACGAAGAGGCGCGAGTAGTTGCGCTGCTGGATCGGGATGCTCACCATGGCCCCATGATGCGAGCGCTGATGGTGTTGGTCCTGGTGACGGGGTGCGGCTCGCTGTGCACGGTGAACAGGGTGGGGATGGCGGCGGCGGTGGCAGCGACCGCCATCGATTGGTGCCAGACGACAACGGCGGCATCGGTGCGCATGGGGCCCTGGGAAGATGGGCGTGCGGCGATGATACTTGGAAGCGCGCCTAGCAGTGCCGCGGTAGATGCGTATTTTGCAGTCGTCATCATCGGCGCGCTCGCCATCACGAGCGCACTGCCTGAGCAATGGCGTCCAGCCGCGTGGGGAGGCGTGCTGGCAGGCGAAGTATTCACCGTGGCCGATAACCTTTCCTCGACCAATTGCGCCGGAATCGGCGGACCATAGTTATGGCTGGTCGTAGTCGACCTCGGCCATGAAAACCTCGACCGATGCGGCTCCGGTCGTTCTCGTGGCGACGATAAAGTAGCTGGTTGTCGATGCAACCACGGTTGTCAGCCCGGAGTTGGTCAGCGTCTGCTGGGTGCCAGCTCCGCTGGACACCGATGACGACGCGATACCAACCCCGGATCCGGTCGACGTCAGGCTATTGAAGTCGTTGCGAAGCTTGGTCGGCCCCGTGGCGCTGTCGATGATATAGAGGCGCACGGCAAGGATGCGAGTACCGACGGGAAGGACGATTGGTGCGGTGGCATCAGCCCCGTTCCAGATAAGCCCGCTCGATCCGTAGCTGAACGCGACTCCGGATCCAGCCTGGAACGCGGAGCCGGGAATCGAGAGCGTCTTGGTGCCGTGCTTGACCAGTCCGGTGCCGCTCAAGATGACGTTCTTGTTTACGGCCATCGTCGCGTCGTTGACTACCGTGTTCGAGAACGTGACCGCTCCGGTGTTGTCGACCTGCGCGAGCACGGTCGAGCCCGGAACAGCGGTCGGGTAGGTCAGCGTGTAGCTCGCCGCCATCCCACCCGGTGCGGCATGGCCGACGTAGAACGCGGTCGTGCCGCCGGTCGGGTATGCGCGCAGTTCCCCCGCGGCGATGCGCGCCCAGTTACCCGCGCCGTCCTTGAACGTGTAGCGCTTGTTGGCGTCGTCGAACGCCTCGACGGCGCCGACGCTGACGTAGTCACCGCCGATCCCGCCCGCGAATGCCGCGACGTTGAGCGCCGATCCGGCGGTGAGCTTGACGTTGTTACCGGCGTTGCTGCGCCAGTAGAGCTCGTTGTCCGACGAGTTGACGAAGATGCTCTTGTTCTGCGCGCCCGACGATAGCGCAGTGACGCTCGAGAACTGAACGCGGTGGAGCTGGGTAGGCGCGTAGAGCGACGAGAACGGGATGTCGGCGTTGACGTTTAGCGCGGCCGACGTGATCGGCAGGCCCTTGCCGATCGTGTGGTCGTGGGCATCCTCGCGCACGTAGTTCGCGTCGATCGTGTCACCCCAGGCACCGGATCCGGGGGCGCCACGGGTTGGGAGCACGAGCCCCATGTTTGGAAGGGTCGTCATGTCAGCTGTACTCCTCGATGATGATCAGGCCAGCGGACCCCGCGCCCCCGGCCCGGTTGGTTGCGCCGGCCGAGGCCCCCGCGCCCCCGGCGCCAAAACCCGCCGCCGCGGCCCCTGCGGTGTCGCCGGCCCGCGACAGGCCGCCCGAGCCGAACGGGCTGTCGGCCCCGCCGCCGCCGAACGCGAACCCGTTGATGTCGATGCCGTGCAGGCCCGCCCATTGGAGCGCCACGTCCGCCGTCGAGCTTCCCGCCGCCGTGTTGGCCGCGCCGGGGGCGAACACGGATGCAGCATTGCCCTGGCCGGCTGCACCGGCGCCGCCCTTGGCGGTGAGCAGCACCGCGTTGAGAACGACCGTGGTGTCGCCGCCCGTGGCGCCCGTGCCGCCCCCGCCGGCGCCGCCGCCCCCGGCAGCGCCGATCGTCACGGCCCCGCCGTCGCCAGGCGCAGACGACAGCTCAAGGTAGACCCCGCTCGCCCCGCCGCCGCCAACCGACGTGTTGGCGCCGCCCGTGGTCCCGCCGCCCCCGCCGCCCCCGCCGATCATGCGCACGCGGACCAGCACCGTGCCGGCCGTCGGGGTGTACGTCCCGCTGTCCGTGAACCGCTGCAGTCCCAGGTGGCGCCCGGCCTGGAGCCCTCCGGTCCGGCGTAGCTGCGTCTGCAGGCCCTCGATTGCTTCCTCGGCCTGCTGCATCACGCGGTCGGCCCCGGCGTCGCCCGTTGACGAGAGCGACACCGCAGCGACCGAGCCAGGTGGGACGACGCGCCGGCCCGCCATCAGAACCCCGGCCTCCAGCGGTCGAGGTCTTCACTTCCTTCCCAGCCCTCGTGCAGGTTCAGGAGCTCGGGGCCGGTCGAATTGCGCTCGCTGGCTTCGCCCTTGATGCGCGCGCTAGCCGCCGAGAGATCCTGCAGCCACTGCGTCGCCTCGCGCCCCATGTTCTTGTAGAGCCGGACGAGCGCGCCGCTGATCGTGTACTCCTCCCAGCTGTTGTAGAACTCGCGCGCCGTCGTATCGAGCGTTGGCGCGACCGGCGTGTACGTCACTCGCAGCGTGTACGCCGCGTCCGGCGTGGGGTAGAGGTCGATGCCCCGCGCCGTCAGCCGATGTGCAGTCGGCCGGCCGGGCGTGGTGCCGTAGCGGTTGCGGTCCTTGATGCCGATGCGCGGCAATGGAACGAAGTCCGCCCCCTCCTGTCGATCGATCGCCCGAGTGATCCACGTCGTCGGGGGCAACGCGACGAACGCCACCGCGTTGGTCGTGGTGACCGTATCGGAAGTGTCGTAGAAGCCCGAGTTCTCCTGCACCACGAGCGCGTAGCCCTCGGCGAACGCCGCTTGGATCTCGGTCGTCAGGTTCGAGTCGGGAAAGCGGTTGGTGTTCCGCATGTCGCCGCGAAACCTGACGATCGAGATGATCTCCGCGAGGGTCTTCGTCATCAGGTCACGACAGCGTGCAGCCGTTCTGGTAGGTCACGCTCCAGCTCGATCCGGTCCATTCGAGCACGGCGCAATCGCCGACCACGGTCGCCGACGCGACCACGCCGATCGCCCCGAGGTGGGTGTACGCCTCGTTGATCATGCCGGTGAACACCCCATCGATGCTGCCGACCGGGGTCGACGCCGCGGTCGAGTTGGTCACGATGCAGCGCTCGCCGATGGCCGAGCCATTCGGTAGCGCCTTAGTGCTCGTGCTCGAGACCGTACCGGTCACGGAGCAGCAGTAGCGGAGCCACAGGTTGAGCCCCGTGAGCACGGTGGTGCCGACCACGACGGCATCGACGAGTCCGCCCGCGCGCTGGACGCGAGTAGCGCGCCACAGCAGACCGGACGTCGCGACGAGCTCGATGGCCTGGCCGACGGTATCGAAGGTGAACGTGCTCGAGCACGCGAACCCGGTCGTGGTGTCCGGGCTGGAGATCGTGACCGTGCCGAGCGGAGTTGATGCCGCCGAGACGCACACGATTCGCTTGCGCTGTCCCGCGACGGTCGGCGCGGCCAGCGTGTAAGCCTTGGTCCCGCTGACCGTCAGCTCGGTGGTGTACGTGGTCAGGTCGAGCGCGCCGGCCGCGCTGACCGCATCGATGCCGCCGCCGAGCGCGGGGCGCAGTTGGTTGATGGTCGTGGTGTCGAAGTTTCCGACTTCGCCGAGGTGAGTTACGCTGAGCATGATGATCCTCTTCAGTTCCTGTTGACGGCGCGAACCGTCCAACGGATGTAGGCAGTGGTGGTGGTGGGGATGTCCGTCGGAGTCGTGTTCGATCCGAAGACGAAGGTTGCGGTGCCTGCGGTAACGTCGATCGCCGAGGCCTGGAGGTTGAAGTCCTGCGTCCCTCCGACGAACGTTGCGATCGGAGCGAACATGAGCTGGGGCCATTTCTTGGCGAAGGTGACCGTGTACGTTCCGGTCGACGCCCAAACGGCGGTGACGATCTCGCCGCCGCCGTTGACCGCCGAGTCAGAGTTCACCAAGTCGCCGCCGACGCCGCCGCCGGTCAGCTTCGCGAAGAGCTCGACCACGTACGTTCGCGGCGTCTCGACTGGGTTTCGTTGTCCGTTTGGAGTGGGCATGGCGTTACCTCACGAGCTCGCCTGGATACGGGCGACGCCGTTCCAGCCGGGGGCGGCGCAACCGAGGTTCTGATACGATCCGAGGCGAGCCTCGACGCTATCCTCGTTCTGTGACGGCTGCAGACGCATGCCGGTCGCGGCCTCGCCGGTCCAGTTGATCCACTCGCCGGTGTGCCAGATGCGCCACGTGTCAAGTTGGAGCGCGTAGAGCCGGTTGCTCGGGCAGTTGCGATCCGGGTAGATCTCGACGTTGCGCCCACCGCAGATCGCCTTGTAGCCCGAGAACCCGACGACGACCTCGCCGTTCGGGCCTTCGACCTCTCCGGTGATGTCCTTCAGGATGCGGACCTTCGAATTCGAGACGATCTCGAGGTCGGCGAGCGACTCGGGGTTGGCGAAGATGTGCGACGTCTTGCCCCCGTACTTCGTGATCTTCGAAACGAGCTTGATGATGACCGCGTCGAGATCTCCAACGCCAGTCCCATCGAGGAACACGCCACCGAGTCGCACCGGAGAAACGTTACGGGTGATGTTGTTGAAGCTCGCGGCCAGCAGCGTCGCGCGGTCCGTTCCGGCGGGAAGCCAGTCGGCGAGCCCCGAGAGGCACGCGTTGTACTCGCCGCGCTGAAACACGAACGAGCTCGTGGTGATGCTAGCGATCTTGGTTCCGAGGTTGTCGGCGATCGTGACGGTGCCGGATTCCTCATCGACCGCGGTCACCTGCGTGGTGTCGCCGTTGTCGAGCAGAGAGCCGCTGCCGTCGGTCGTGGAGAACTGCAGGATCTGATCGACGGTGAAGTTGAAGCAGCTCGCGTTGTCCGTGAAGGTGAGCGTTGTCGTGTTCGTCGATGCGATCGACAGCTGACCGATCGATCCGCCCTGGGTTCGGTACAGACGTCGGCCGATCTTCTCGCCGAGGGACTTGAACCCGCGATCGAACTCCTTCAGCGCCTTCACGAAGGCGTCGGACTTCTTCTCGGTCGAGTACAGCAGCTCGTTGTTGATCTGGATGCGCTGGTACTGCTTCATCCGGAAGAGGATGAAGTCGAGGTACTTCGAGGTCGTCGAGTCGCTCATCGCGAACCCGTAGTCGGCGCTCGCGCCTTGCGGGTTCGCGTACTCGACGGGTTGGATGTACCGCCGGCCGCCGGCCTGGTAGCGCTCCTTTTGGAGGAATCCCAAAAGCGGGTTCTCCCCGAACGATTGCTCGAGGATCTTCTCTTCAGTGTAGACGTCCTTGAGGAAGGCGTCCTGATTTGCGATCGTAAAAGCGGTCACGTGTTGTGCTCCTGGTTGGGAGCACCGCGATCAGTCGGAGTCAGTCTTTGCCGAAGTACCGCTCGGCAAGAGCATGCCGACGCGCGGTTTCGTTTCGATACTTGGGCTTGGCCTGGTCCGTATCTGTTGGCGTTGGCTTGGCCGGCAGGGCCGGTGGCGCAACACTCGCGCTCGCGTTCGTGATGGTCCTGGCGCCCGGAGTTGTTGCGCCTGCTGTGTTTTCCGTCGACGATACGGTCGGTTGAGCTGGGGTAGCGGTGCTGGTCGCTGATGCCCCTGCGATCTCGTCGCGGAGGGCTTGGTAATGGGTTTCGATGACCTTGGAGTAGTGGTGTAGGAGATCGCTGCCTGGGGTCTTGGGATCGACCTCGCCAGCCTTGATGCCGGCGCGGACGGAGTTGAGTAGCAGCTGCGCCGGGGTCGTGCTGTCGAACAGCCGCGCGTGCTTCATCAGCAGCGGGTACTTCTCGGCGTGATTGAGCTCTCCGAGCTCGGTGTCGAGCCGGCTCACGTACTCGGCATCGGCGCGCGTCTGCGCCTCGGCGGCGGTCTTCGCCTCGGCGGCCCTGGTCTGCGCCTCGCGATCGCGCCTGTCGCGCTCGATGAGCAGGCGGTTGCGCTCCGTGCCGATCTCCGCGCGCTTGCCCGCGTCGAGGGGCATCTTGAGCTCGTGCTCGGTCCAGAGCGCGTAGTTGCCAGCCATGATCCGATCGACGTCGGGTGATGCCGCGTCCTTGATGCCCGCGTTGAGGGCGACGAGCTTGCGCAGCGAGCCCATGAAATCGGTGGTGAGATCGCGCTCGATCTCGTGGAGCGCCTTGGTACGCTCGTCCGGCTCTGCCGCTCCGCTGGTCTTGTGCTTCTCGATCTCCGCCACGAGCCGCTTGTTGGCCTCGGCGAGCCGGTTCGCGCGCGCCGTGAGCTCGGTGTCCGCCGCAGGCTTGGGATCCGCGACGGCGGGGGCCGCCTTCGCTTCCGGGGTGGCCGCAGCTACCGCGCCGACGCCAGCGAACGTGGGTTCCTCCGGCTTGGGCGCGGACACGCCGTCCTTGCCGCGCACGTCGCCGTGCTCGTCGAGGTTGCGGAGCATCGCGCGCTGGTGCTCGGTGAAGGAGCGGCCCTGCGGTGGTGTGGACGAGCGGACCGTGCTGACCTCGTTATCGTCGCGCTTATCGGGGGCGTCGCGCTTCTCGGGGGAGGCGACGACCGAGCCATGCCGGATCTTGACGGTCTCGTGCCCGCGCGGAGCCGGTGCTGGGGCGGCGGCAGCTGGGGCGGCGGTCGATTCGGTGATGGATGGTGCGTCGGACATGGGATCCTGGTCAGGCCGCCATCATCTGGGGCGGGACAGCGCCGATGGGCGGCGGTGGTGGGATGGGGCCGGACGGCATCATCGGGACGCCACCGGGAAGCGGCTGCGCCATGCCCGGCGGTGGCGGTGGGCCACCGGGGGGGATGCCCATAGATGCGGGGTCCGGCTGGGCAGCAGGCGGCGGGTTCTTCTTCTTGAGCTCGTAGACGACGAGATCCACGTAGTCGCGAAACCGCGTCTCGATCTCCGGTGGCGCGTTCTCGGCCTGGGCCCAGTTGTAAAACGCCGTCGAGATCTTTAGTTCTAGATCCAAGTCGTTGTACTGCTCCGGGATCGGTGCGATCTCGTCATCGTCGGCGAGCAGATCCATCTTGCGCAAGCAGTTGCGGAACGGGGCGAGCACGATACGATTCGCCTCGCTGAGGTCCGGATCGTCGAGCATCAGCGTGGGGACCATCCACTGCGGGATCACGCCAGCCTTGGCGAGCTGCTCGACCACCGAAAGCTTGCCGGCTCTGGTGTCGGGAAGGAAGCCGATCGGCTCGATGCGGAGCCGGTAGTCGCCATCCTTGAGCTGGACCTTGCTGTAGTCGAGCTGCGCGATGGCGTCGCGCCCCTTCCAGCTCACAGCGACCCAGGACTTCTTCTCGCCCTTGCGCTCGAGCCGGCGCCGCGCCGTACGTGCGCTCGCGTCGATGTAGCGCTGCGCGGATTCGAGCCGGTACCGCGCATAGTTCGCCTGCGGCATCCTGAAGCGGTCGCTGTCGATGTCGTACTGCGTGTCGAGCGCTGCGCCAGATGCGCCGGCCCCGAGTGGGGAGCGACTCTCGGCGTTTGCCTGCGAGACTCCGCTCATCTTGAACATGTAGTCGATGAACTTATCCAGCGCGCTCATCTGCGCGACGTTGTACGGCTGAGGCGCGTTCCATTGCGGTGGCTGGCCGCCCTTGTACTTGAGTTTGAACGGCGCCATCCCAGACAACATCTCCGTCGGGATGTCATTCGCCTCGTTGACCATGAAGAACCCGCGACCGGTCGCCGCGAGATTCAGTTGGATGTCGCGGACGATCTTGTTGACCTCATGCTGAAGGTCCGCGAGCTGGTCAACGAACCCCTCGGGGTAAAGGCCTCGAGGTGGCTTGCCGAGCTGGAAGCATGCCCACGGGAATCGCGGCTCGTGCCACTCCTCGCTGACCAGCGTACCGTGCTCGCCGGTGACGTCGATGCAGAGCACGTGTCGCCCGTTCTCGCTGTCGCGCATCGTCGGCGGATGCCACGCGGTCCACGTGTCGACGTAGTCATCGAGATCGCCGAGCCGCGGGCCATCACCGTCAAGCTCAGTGTCGTCCGGCCGTCGGATAGACGGTGGAGCGAGATTGAGGATCGCGTCCTTCGCGTGCGGGAACATCTCGGCGAGGTGATCGCGAGCGACACGGCGGATCCGGATCGCCTGCTGCGGCTTGCCGTACTTGCACTCGCGGCGATCGAACAGCAAATCGTTGACCGGGATCCGCTCGGCGAAGATCGAATTGTCGGTGTCGTCGATCCAGGTGAAGCCGATGCCCAGCTGCGTCCCGTCGTCGAGCGCCCACCGCGACAGGTCGTCGAACTCGGTCTCGAGCATCTGCCCGACGATGAACTCGCGGAATTTCTGGCCACGCCGCTTCAGCTTCCACTCCGAGTCCGTGGTCACGATGCCCGGCATCGGCCGGTCCTTCGAGAGCCGAGAGCTGAAGGTGTCGCAGATCGCCTTCACCACGTTGAGTCGCGCGACGCCATAGCCGCCGTGGTCTAGGTGTGCGAGCGCGGCGCGGTTACGCTGCAGGCCCACGCCGCGGTAGATGCGCTCGCGGGTCAGGTTGCGGCGATGGAAGTTGCTCTCGAGCGAGAGCAACGTGCGCCCGTGGCTGACTACGTGCTCATGGACCGGAGCGCCGACGGGAAGCTGCCACCAGTGCTCGTCGCGCTGGATAACACGCTGCTGTCGTCTCGATGGGGCCATGGGATCGCATTGCGACCCCTCGGCTTGTTGAGGTACCTATGTGGATCCGAGCACATCGCTCGGAGTATTGCAAGCGTGATTACACGCTGGTCAGCGGCGGACGGGAAGCTTCGTTGGATGGTGCGCCGCGGCGTGCTGGCGCTCGGGTAGCCGGGTGGCGCCGGCCGCCTTGTCCGCAGCCGCGTAGTCGCGCCCGACGCTCTGCGGGATCCCGGCGCGCCGCGCGAACCCCGGGTCATGAGCGACGGCTTCCATGAGCCTGTGCTGGGCCTTGCTCCGCGACGGCATCAGTAGCCCTTCGGCTTCATCGGAGGCGGCATCATCGGGTGGTGTGCCGCTTTGTGCCTCCGTGGCGGATGCATGGTCGGCTTGCATTCGGGGGCCGGGTGGATGCGCGGTGGCGCGTCGTTGTCGCCGTCGGGGTCTTTGCGTGGGGTCATGCCCACAGACTACCCGCCGTCGTCCAGGCCGTCACGCGGCTTGTAGCCATGCTCCTCCCAGATGTCAGACTTGTCGGGCGTCGGCTCGCCGGCAAGGCCCTCGCGCTTGCGCTGTCGGATGTCGACGATCTGCATCACGAGCTTTCCGACTCGGAGCATCGGGCCGACCACGTAGCCCTTGCGTCTGCAGAACTCTAGGAGCTGAATGGCGTCGGCGAGGTCGGTGTTCTCCGCTGGCATCGGCAACGGGTCGCCATCGGCGTCGGTCTCGACGGGGCCAGGTGGGAACGGTCGGCTGGAGTCGGTCACTTCGGATCCTCGCAGATGGGGACTTCTCCGACCCTGTACAGGTGCATCATCCCGTCGCGCAGTAACGCCCGGTCATGTACGTGGTCGGCTCCGTTGAGCATCATGGTCCGGCACGCTTCGCACTTCATGGCATATCCGCGAATCGTCGCCGTATACTCGTCGTTCACCATTCGTATCCCTCCTGGCTCTTGTACTCCTCGGCGAGCTCGTCGGCATCGAGTAGACGCTCTTGGAGCTTGGCCTCGCGCTTGTCGAGGTCCATCTCTTCGCGCTCGGCCTCGGCCATGAGCGCTGCGCGCGAGCCGGCAGCGGGCCGCTCCTGGCCGATCTTCGAGAGGTAGTGGGTGAGCGCCGCGAATCCATAGCGTCCGGCGTCGGCGCAGTGGTCCCCGTGGACCACGCCAGCGACCGAGCGGTGCTTGTGGACCTGGCGTGGCTTTCCCGGCGCGGTGGGCAGGTACACGAGATGTTTCATCTCGGTGTAGAGCGGCGAGCCGTCGCGTAGGTGCACGAGGCCTCGTCGGATGTCACCGGCCAGCAACTCCTCGAGCGTGTTCTTGCCTGCCTTGTTCGCTTCTTCGAGTGGCAGGTTGAGTCGGCGCTGCCACTCCGCGAAGTCGCTCGCCTTGCCCGCCGAGTCGCCGCCGAACGAGACGATCGCCGGCTCGACCTCCCACAACAGCTTGATATACCTCGCCTGATCGTCGCTGTGAATTCCCGTCTGCTTCCACGAAAACATCTCGTAGACGTCGTGCAGCGTCGGCGTGAACGCCCACATCACCGCAGCGAACGGGTCGGGGTGAAATCCGAAGTCGAACCACAGCGAGTAGAGCCATTTGTGCTGACGCCGATCGCGTCCCACGAACGGCAGGTCCAGCACTGCGGCGTGGTGATCGTACCAGGGCGGATGTCCATCGAATCGCGGGTCACTTCCGACGAGCGGGTTGTTGGCGAGGCGTTGCGGCGCGAACAGCAGCGAGGTCTTGGTGCACGCGTGGACCGGGTAGACGTACCGCGCGTCGCCCTTGACCCACATGCCGCGCTGCTCGCGGAGAAAATCCGGCTCGTCTCCCTTCCAGTTGTTCTCCTTGAGCGCGAGGCCGGCGGTGTTGGCCTCGCGGACCTCCACGGCGGCATGCTCGGCCTCGTCGCGTGAGACGAACGGGCCGGTGCGGATTCCGACGTTGTCTTGGACCCAATAGCCGTCGTCGGTCTGAACGACGGCGCCGAAGAACGGGTTGTGCGTCGACGCGATGACGTGCACGTCCCAGTTCGGCAGGCGCTCGTCTTCTTCCTCCTTGGTGATCTCGTAGAACAGGCCCGCGCAGTCCTTGCCCGGCGTTCCGGTGACCCAGCATTCGCCCTGCGTGTCGGTGAGGCTACCGACGACGACGGCCGAGTAGAACTCCTCGAGATACGGGAAGTCCTGCACCTCGTCGACCCATATCACGTGCTTCGCCACGCCGCGCATGTCGGTGTGGTCGCTAAGCGAGTCGGCGCCAATGAGCTCGATCTGCGAGCCGTTGCTGAAGTCGAGGATCAGGTCTCCGTCACGGACCTCGATGAGCACTCCGCCGAGCTTGTACGCCGCCGCGGCGTGTCGGTGCGGGACCTGCTCGCCCTCTTTGCGGAGCAAGTCCCAGAACCCCGACTTGGTGTCGTTCTCCCAGGCCCGCTTCCGCGCGTTCTTGAGCGTGTCGGTGGCGTATGTGCCGCGCCATCCCGGCTGCTCAAGCGAGCGCGCGACGAACTCACGGACCCCGCCAGCGGTCGCTCCGGCGCGTCTGGTCTTCTTCGTCGCCCGCTTCCTTCGAGCCAGATCGCGGGCGTAGAGCTGGCGCTGCTGCGGGTAGAGCGGAGCACGCAGCCAGGTCGCGGCTTCCTGCGCATCGGGTCCGTCCTGCGTGATAGCGACCGGGCGCCGTCGCGCCAGCTCGCGCAGCGCAGCCATGCCGGGGCGACGCAGTTCCATTTGCTACTCGTCGTGCGGGCTGCGGCGGACGTCGGGCGGTGTCAGGTTCGAGAGGTTGAGCGCGAGCTCGCCGAGATCGACGATCTCGAGGTCACCAGCGTCGACGCCAGCGAGCAACCACTCCACGATCTCCAGCCACACGGTCTCCTCGCCCTTCGCCATCGCCGCCTGGCCCTTGCTGAGCGTCTCGTATGGCGCGGTCAGGCGGATCACGCGGTCGACCGGCGGCGGTTCACCTGGGTGAGCCTCGCGCCACTTCCGCAGCGCGCGCGCCATCGCGACGCCCTCGATGATCCACGGTCCGGGCTCGTCGAGCCACTCGCTCGCCAGCCGCGATGCCTCGGACCAGCCATCCTTGCCGAGGTGAGCGGTCTGCTCGATTAGGTCGTCGGTATGGCGGAGCCTGATGTCTTCTGGGAGCCACGCATCGCACCTGACCGCGTGCATGCCATAGGTGCGCCAATCGACTACTCGGAAGCCATCGCAGTTGCAGCGGACGAGCTCTAATACTGCTACTGCATGCGTCGTTTTGCCCGTGCGCGGGCCGCCGCAGATCACGATCCTCATCGCTCAAACCTCCACCCTCTCGCCAAGCAGATCGCCTCGCGAATGTCATCGCGCTCGCGCTGTGGCTGGTCCTCGAGCTGCGACTTTGCGTACGCGATCTCGAGTACCTTGATCGCGAAGTCGCCTGCGATATCGGTGCTCGGACCGCCGCAGATCACGATCCGGGTCATGGCTTGTACTTCCTGACCACGCGCAGCAGCGGGTGATCGGAGAGCTGCACGCTCAGCAGCTTGTCGATCGCCTCGCCCTCCTCTGGCGTTGCATGCTTCCGGCAGGGAAGTCTTCCACTCGCGAACGCGAAGTAGCAGTCGGCGCAGTGCGTGTTCAGTCCGCCATTACTGACTTCACTTCGAGCGCGGACCTCTTCCCATGTGAGCGCAAGGGTCACGGCTTCCCCTTCGCGTCCTCGACCTGCGGAGCGCTCGCCAGCGGCTCGCTCGTGAAGGTCGTGAGCTTGTCGTAGTCCTCGGGTTTCATGCCGTCCCACGAGAGCCAGCACGCGCTGCGCGAAACCTCGTAACCGGGGCCGGTGGGTGGGAGCAACACGATCGCAGGGCCGCGGACCAGGACGCGCCACTCGTGCACAACCACGACGGGGCGCTGCAGATTGATCTCGCGGATCATCTGCAGAGCTCGGGGCCGAATCTCCGGAAGTACGACGCGTAGCAGTTTCATTTGCTCCACTCCTTGTAGGGCACATGCGACACCGTGGAGCCGTGGCCTCGGAGCCAGTCAGCGATCCACAGGTCGGCCTGCACGTGGCCGCGGTTGTGCGGCTTGGCCCCCTCGTGCGTGTAGACGATGTTGCCGCGCAAGTGCGCGGCCTCGATGAGCGCGGCCATCACGCCGATCGACGCGAAGCCATGCGACCGCGCGCGCCGGTACTGGTGGGTCACATAGATCCAGTGGATGGTGTCGATTGACGGCCAGCGCGACCACGCCAGCCAGCCCACGCCCCGGCCTGGCACCGCGCCGTCACAGACCAGCACGTGCGTGTCGGACCTGGCGATGGCCGTGCGCAGCGTCGGCACCACGAGCTCCTTGTAGGCGGCCCACGTCATGCGGTCGCAGCGCCGCGATCCCTTGTAGCTCTGCGACCAACTGTGCAGCACCCAAGGCAACTCGTCGGCCCGCATCGCGCGCACGTGCGGCACGAAGGTCGGCGGTGGCGCCACGGTGAACACCGCGCGCCGCGGGATGGTGAGCTCGACGGTCACCTCAGCATCTCCTCGTGCAACCGGTCCAAAGCCGCGCGCCAGCGCTTCTCGCAGGGCTCGAGCATCTTGCGAGCCGCGTCGAGGTCGATCGCCGCGGCCTTGAGTTCGGCGTACGCAGCAGCTTCCGCGGTGCCAGCTGGGCCGACTGTCGCGTGTCGTCTAGTGGATGGCGAGAACACCGTGCTCGGCCCCGGCGCATCCTCCGGATCATCGACGTCGCACGAGCATTTCACGTCCTCGGCGCCGGCATACATCACGAGGTCGCAGAGCGAGTTGTTGGGGTTGTGCTTCACGTGGTCTCCTGGGGCCAGTCGTAGTCGAGCGAAGCCACGGCAGCCGCCGCAGGTTGCGTCGTGGGCGGCGAGACCGATGGAGGGGCGGTCCCAGCGGCGCTCACGCCTGCGGCGGCTGGCAGCGAACTGGGCGCGTCCGAGTCGATGAGCCCCGCGAGGAGCTCCATCTGCGCGGTGAGGTTGCCGAGCTCTTCGACCGCGACGCCATCGAGGATCCACACGAGCGCTGCGCAGGTCGCCGCCTGCAGGCCAGGCTCCTTGCTCTCGCGGGGCCCCGCGACGTTGAGCACGGCGACATGGTTGCCGTGCAGCCAGTCGAGCAGCGTGCCGCGCAGCGCTGGTGTCACCTGTCCCCGGCCCCGCGGAAGCACGAGATGCTTGCACGGCTTGCGCTGGCGCTTGCACTCGCGCGCCGTGAAGTCGCTGCCGCCCGTGAGCTTCTCGGCGTACGACACGATGAGCGTGGCGTCGCTGTCCTGGACGTTGAGACGCGTTCTGATTCCGTACTCGCGGCTCGAGCTCTGGCGCATCTTGGACGCGTAGATCTCCGGGACGCGGCCATCCTCGGCCTTGTAGTCGGCGGTGGCCCAGCCGCCATAGCTCAGCCCGAGCCGGATCGCTGCGTCCATAGCGCCGCGATCCGATCCGGTCTGCCCGCCCGAGACGATGGTGATGGTCATGCGTCCTTGATCTCCTGATAGCCGGGTGGCTCGAGCACGCCATCTGCCCCCAGCGTTGCCGTCAGGCAGACATCGATCCCGGCAAGCGCTGCTGCCTCTGCGGGAACGGCATCCTCACGCATCGTCTCGGCAAGATGCTTCAGCGCGTCACGCATGGCGCGGAGACGACTCAACTCCTCTAGGTCATCGGCGTGCGTGATGTACTCGCGCCGCGGATGCCCGACACGTCCCAGTGCGTCGGAGCATCGAGTCACCTCACATCCATGCACGGCGCAACCGAGATAGTGGCCATGCTGGTTCAGTGGTTGCGGTGAGGCGTAGGTCGTCACGACTCCACCTCGCCCGACGACACGCCGATGCCACAGCTCGAGCCGGCCCAGGGGGAGTCCTCGGCGCATCGCTGCGTCTCGAGCGCCCCAACCTGATCCGGGTAATACCCGGCCGCGAGCGCGAACTCCGCAGCCTCTTCCTGGGAGGCATACTCCTTGTCGCCGCCGGCAACGGACCACGAATCGAGATGGCAAGGCACCACGTCCGGCACCGCGCTCAGCGGAACCTCGACCACGAAGTCGCCGTGCACCGGGCACCGGTACGTCTGCGGCGCGAGCTTGTGCAGGTCACCGCGCTCGCGGATCCCCCACGTCTTGCCCCGCGGCTCAACCGCGCCCTGCTGCGTCTCGGTCATCACGATGCGCGCGGGCTTGACGCGATCGCGGAGCGTGATCTTCGGGTTGTAGTTGATGGTCATGGATCCTCCTGGTCCACCACCACGCGCGCTCGCTCCGCCTGCTTGCCGGCAGTGATCTTCGCGCGGAGCTCTGCGCTCCAGTGCGCGGAGATCGCGGCGCGCTGGGAGGGGGTGAACGGATGCATGCCGCGCACGGTCTCCATTCTGACCAGGCGATCGATCGCGAGCAGATCGCGCAGCGTCATGCCGTCGTACTCGGCGTCGAGAGGAAGCAAGCGGCCATTGGCATCGCGACGCCATCCTTGTAGCCAAGCTGCAAGGCGCACCGCATACACCCGGTCCGATGGCACGCACTCGCATCCAATGATTGGGATTCCTAGCCCGGTGTCAATCTTATCCGCGGGCTTACCGCAGCTCGGGCACTCTGTCTTGCTGGGCGCCATCTTGCCGACCTTGGACTCGGCGGCCGAGTTCGTGAACGTCGTCGAGGTCACCGCAGCGATGGGAACATCGAACGGCGCGATGGGCACGTCTTTCAGCGGAGACTCGGCCTGGGAGACAGGGACCATCTTGTTCAGGCCGGAGTCATAGAACACGGGCTCGATCCACTCGTGATCCTCTCGCGCAGCGGCGGTCGACTTGTACTTGGGGAGATCGGTGAATTTGTACAGAGTCACGATGTCGTCCTTTCGAGTTCTTGCTCTCGCCGTTTCCGCGCGCCATCGACGAGCGCCCACTGCGCCGCCGTCCACGTGCCGGCCGCAGCGACGAGCTCGGCTGCGAGCTGGGCCTCGAGTTGCTCCGTCGGCAGCTCCTTGTAGGCTTCCTCCTGCGCGTCTAGCACGGCCACCATCGCGCCGCTCGAGCGCCCGAGGAACGTGTCGATGCGCTGCAGCTCCTCGAGCAGCTTCATGGGCATCTCCTCGAGGTCGTCCAGTCCCTCGACGAGCCGCTGCAGTCTGAGCTGTCGCCGGCGCCAGATGCGCGCCTGAGTGCGATGCAACATTCCGAACAGCTGCAGGTCCGTCCTGGCCGTGGTGAGCGAGCCGTAGGGGCGCCCGCGAGGTCTTCCTGTCTTGCGTCGTGGCACTGCGTCAACCTGATCGTGGCAAAATTACCACGATTTCTGTATTGATGGTGGGTACAATTATTAATTCGCAACCTGAATCATACTCGATAGTTGCGCGGACGATCACCGGTTAGCGGTCCTCAGAATGTTGTTCGCGACGTCATCCAGCGCGTCCCGCTCAGCGTCCACCTTGCGAGCGCCGCCATCGTGCTGCCGGATCGCCGCGCGCTCGGTCCACAGCTCGGTGACGTCGTCGAGCGTGCGCCCGCTGCGCTTCGCGAGGCGCTGCAGCTGGTCCTGGAGCGCGCTCCACCTCACCGCAGCAGCCCCAGCAGCCGATCGAGCGCTGGGACCAGGTGAGCGAGCGCGGCTTCGTCCGTGGCCATTCCGCTCGAACCCACGAGGACCGAGGCGCTCCACCCGCACTCGGGATCGTGCACGCACACGACCTGGAAGTGGTAGCCGCTCTCGTCGTGGACCGAGAACTCCTTGCGCGTCGACTCGAGCTTGATCATCGCAGCACCTAGCACGTGATCCATCGTTGCTCGTACCCGTAACCATTGGCTGCGTCCGCGGCGGCCTCCTTCTCGTTTCCGAGGTGGTGCCGTCCAGTTAGGCAGCTTGACCTACGATCCGGGGTGCACTACCTTGGATCGTGAGGGAGCGGTCAAGACTTCGGTCGGACGGCTTCACCTGAGACACTCGGTTCGCGCCGGGTGTCTCTCCTATCAACGAACAGAACCATCTGGCATCAAAGATGCACGAAATGGTAACCTGTTGGAACTATTTGCGCCGGCTCTGGATGGCTATGGGTCCTCCCATCCCCGGAGGGCTCGCGCACTATCCCAGTCGAGCGGGCCCGCCACGGCCGGATCCTGCGCACCAACGCGCGCAGCAGTCCGCCAGCCCTTCAGGTACGCGTGATACCGGTTCTCCACGTCGATTCGCGCGCGAATCATCGCTCCGTCCTCCCTGGCCTGGCGATCACCTGACGACGCAACTCCACGACCTGATCCGCGTGCGCCATCGCCAGTTCGGCCACGTATTTGTCCAGCAGAGATCCCTTGTATTGCTCACGCAGCCGCGCGAGCTCTGCCACGTACGCCGCGGCGTAGATCGCGACCTCCACGCCTTCGCGCGGCTCCGTCATCGTCGGGTAGCGAGAGACGAACTTGCGGCAGTCACATGGCGGAGCGTGGCGGTCATCGCAGTACTCCTGGCCTACCGGAACTCCATTGCCCCTTCCGACGTCGTGGAATACCCGATCGTGGCCGCACTCCATGCAGGAGTCTGGGTCGGTTGATGGTGCGATCACTTCCCCGCCTCGACGCACGCGACCCACCAATCCATCGCCTGCTCCGCTCGCCGCCACGCGCGGTACGCGTCGAGCTCTAGCCATGCGACGTCCCGAGGCACGCACAGGTTGGAGTAGCGCCACGGGACCTCTGGGCGTACCGGCGCGGCGCCGCAGCGCGCGATCGCCTCGACACCAGCGTCCGGCGTGGCGCGAAGGTTGTCACCGCACCCTGACGCGATCACTGAAAACAACGCTAACACTATGAGTTCACGCATGATTCCTCCGTGAGGCAACTCTCCTAATGAACACCCTTGCGTGTACTCACGTTTGTGAGTACAACAAGGTCATGGCGATCACCAACAAGTTCCCTGGCCGTTGCTCCTCCTGCGGATGTTCCGTTGCCCCGGGCGAGGGACACGCGGTCAAGTCCGGTGCCGGTGGCTGGACCGTCCGTTGCCGCGAGCACGCCGGATCCGATGCGCCGTCGTCGTCCTCCACCGTCTCGTCCGCTCCGGTCCATGCGTCCCGCGCCATCACGGTCGAGCGCGTCGGACGTCGCAGCTACCTCCGCGGAGACACGCTCGCGGTTCGCGGGCTGCTGCGCAACGGTGGGTGCACGTGGGACGCCGATTCCCGCGCATGGTGGATCGGCTCGGACGACAAGGCTCGGGCCCTGGCGGAGCAGGCCCGTACCGCGACGGCAGAGGCCGCGCCGCGCAAGCGGATCACTCACTGCGTCTACTCCGGGTGCCGAGCCGCGCTGAGCGACTGGCAGATCCAGCACAGCCACAAGTTCTGCTCGCAGGACTGCGCACGCGACGCACGGACCGGTGGACAGTCTGGTTACTTCGGTGGCCAGTGGCATCAAGGAGATAATGATTAATGGCACTTATCACCAACAAGGGATCGCGGATCAACGTCCGGCTCCCATCCCGCGAGCTCAAGCTCTGGCACCGCGAGGCTGCAGCTGCAGGCCTCACCCTCTCCGACTGGCTCCGCGGTCTTGTTACCGCTGCCATCCGTGGATCAGTTGAAACCGCGCCCACCGAGGCGCAGAAGGAATCGCTATGACTAGCTGGGGTAAATGTCCCGCCTGCCTCGAGCCACAGATAATGGCGCGCCGTACCGGACTGGACGACGACGGTCAAGAGCGGATCGTCCCGCATTGCAGCAATAACACTCGACGATCCGGCCGTCTCCACGATGCCGGATGCCCTGGATCCGGAGCCCTGCCACTTGCCATCCCCGCACCTGCACCGCAGCATCCTCCGATCGCTCCGTGTGACGCCGGGGCGCCGAAACCGACCGAGCCGCAGCTGCCGCATCACCTCACACCTGAGGAACACAACCGACGCGTCCGAGTCTATCAGCGAGCGCTGGACCGTTGGCATGGGGCCTAGGCAGCTCACGCCGCTGACCTCTCCAGCTGATTTCCGAGCTGGTCCCACCCTGCGCGCCGGCGCCGCGCGAACAGCTCCAGCCGGGGCCCCGAGACCAGCGGCTCGGCCACGAGCTCGAAAAACGCGTCAGGCTTAGCGCTGTGCATGTACCTGCCGTCCTCGCCCACCGGGACGGGGGCCGAGAACACCGAGCGCACGTTGTGGGCCTGGACGACGCGTGAGGCACGTCCGCGCACGCACACCAGGCAGGTCTCGTGGCTAGCACGGACCGTCCTACCCATCCCGAACCAGGGCTTCCCGGTCCTGGTCGTCTTGATCCAGACGACCTCGCTCAGCGGCCGGAAACCCCATGCCCTGGCGAGCTCGAGCGCGTCCCCCTGCATCGATGCCAGGCGCCAGAGCAGCAGCACCGCATCGTCGGCGATCGCGACGCAGGTGGACGCGAGGTACCCGCAGAGCTCGTGGTGCGACATCACCGGGTACTGCCGCGCGGCCCCGCGAGTCGGACCTGGTAACTTGTCGCGCGGAGCCCACGGCGGGTCGGCAACGATCAGGCGGTAGGTGGTCATGCTGGCCTGACCTCCGCGCCGATCGCCTCGAACGCCTGCTCCACGCTGCGTGCGATCACCGGCGCTGGCCCCTTCCACGCGCGCCACCAACGCACCTGCGCGTCGTTGAGCTCGCTGTGACCGACGATGCCACCGCGGGGGCCGAACGGTAGCTTGATCTCGATCAGGTACAGCACGCCGCGGAACCCGACGAGCAGGTCAGGCATCCCGTCGCCGGGTAGGCGCTGTACCGCGGCGCCGATGGCCTCGAGTGCGTTCACGATCTCCGGTTCGTTGGCGTCGCGACGCTGAGCGCTGCGACGGATCACGAGTTCAGGCCCTCGACGAGGATCCCAGCCGCAACCATTCGCCGCTCGAACTCGACGCCTACGAGCCGGAGCCACACCTGCCTCTCCGCGATGTCGCGATGCGGCCCGCCTCGCCACTTGACCGACGCGGCAGCCTGGTCGCGCAGCTCGCGGAGTAGCTCTTGCGGCGGGTCGGCCCAGAGCAGCGGGGTCACTTCGTCCTCCGACGCGGCGGGATCTCGGTCGGGTAGATCTCTCGCCACGCATCGTAGACCGTGCTCTCGCCGAGCCCGAGCTCGGCCGCTGCCTCGCGCACCGTGACCTGCCACAGGTGGGCGTACCGTGCGGCGACACGAGACAGCGAGGTTGGTCGCAGCGCGCGCCGGCGCTGGGCGCCGAGCGTTCCTCGTCGCCGGTAGAATTCGCGCCGCTTGTCCATGGTCGCGCCGTACAGCGCCTTGATCCGCGCGACAGTGTCCTCCTGAAGCAGCACTCGCTCCTCGTCGGTGAGCGGGCGGTGGAGCCAGCGCACGAACCGGATCCGCTCGTCGTCGGTCATGGTTTCCTCGTCGAGTGCTGCCAGGCTCGCTTGCCGCACAGCCTGCAGGTATCGTCGGCCGCGCAGAGCTGTGAGCGCTTCCCGTCGGCGCACCACAGGCCGCGCCACCACTGCTCGATCAGCTCGTCCTGCAGCAGCTGGATCATGTGCTCGCGCTCCTCGGTGTCGGTCGCTGCCTCGTAGCGCGCGAGCGCGTCTCGGATGCCGCGAGCGGTGGCGATCACGGGATCGGTCTCGTCGCTCATAGCTTGCTCCTCGGGCAGTCCATCCGGCCGCACACCGGGCAGTAGATCGCGCGGCGCCGCGCATCGTCGATGGCGTGCTGGAGCTCGGCGTACGCATCGCCGCGATGCTCTGGTTCGGCGGCCCGCCACGCTTCGAGCGCGTCCTGAATGCGATCGGCGACGGCGTTCATGACACCCTCGTCAGCGGCCCAGACCACTCGGCAAACACAGTTCCGGTCCTGCCGTTGCTGTTTTTGAGCACGCACAGCTGGATCTGCGCGCGATGCTCTTCGGATGTCGGCTCGAACCGGTGGCCCTCCCAATCGGGGTCCCAGTCGATTCCCTTGACCGGAGAGCCGTACTCTGAGCCGCGGTAGAGCCCCACGACGCATTTCGCGCGCTCCTCGAGCGATCCGCTCTCTCGTAGGTCTGATAACTGGGGGCGCTTGTCGACGCGCTGCTCGAGCTGGCGATTGAGCTGCGACATGACCACGTACGCGATCTCGTCGGCCTTGGCCGCATCCGCGAGCGTCGTCACGATGTCGGTCAATGCCTCGTGCCGTGAGTAGCGCTGCCGAGGCGGTGACTTCACGAGCTGCACGTAGTCGACGATCGCTACTCGCGTCCCGTTTTCTCGACGGTGCCGGCGCACGCTGCGCACGACCTCGTCGGCCGTGATCCCGCTACGCCCATCGACGAGCCAGCGCCGGCCCCGAAGCGCGACGTGCGACCTCGCGATCTGCGAGCACTGCCACGCGGTCAGGCTCGCGTTGCGCAGCGACTCCGCAGGCACCTCGCTGGTCCGAGCGATCGTCCGGTCTGCATACGCCTCGACCGTGTCCTCGAGCGAGAACAAGTGCACGCCATCGCCAGCTGCCGAGCACGCGTCGGCCGTCGCGAGACCAAGGCTCGACTTTCCCATCCCTGGCCTGGCCGCGACGATGCTCACGATGCTCGGTTGCCAGCCGCCGAGTTTCTCGTCGAGCTTTGCGACCCCGGTGGGGAATCCGGTCATGGTCCGCGCGCCGGTCGCGCGTTCCTGCGCGATCAGCTCGAGCTGCTTGAATCTCCGCTGCACGAGCGCGGAGATCGCCGTCGCTGAATCAGGCTGGTCCTCGTCGATTCGCGAGAGCACCGCCATCGTCGCCGAAAGCAGCTCTCCGCCGCCAAGCTCGCTTGCATGCTCGAGTAAATCGGCGAGCGCGATCCGGATCCTCCGACCGAGCGAGGCCTCGCGGATCTGGCGCACGTACTCGACGGCATTCGCCAGCGTCGGCATGTGCAGCGCCAGCTCGCCGAGAAGCGCGAAGTCGATCGCGTCGCCGAACCCGTCGCTGGCGAGCTGAGCCTGCACCGTCACGACGTCGATCGGCCTATTCTTGTGCTCCAGGTTCCTGATTGCTTTGAAGATTGCTCGATGTTTCGCGTGGTGGAAGTCATCGCATTCGAGCCGCGGGAACTGCGCCAGCGTCGACGGCTCGACGAGGATCGCTCCGATCACGGAGGCCTCGAGCGAGTGGATTGCCTGTATTTGTTCGGGTGAGTTCACAGGATATTCGTCTTCTTTCCAGTGGTTACGTTGTTGTTCTGACTCCACGAACCGTTCTGACCGCTCGTAGGCGGCCGGGCGCTGCGAAGCCAGTTGCGCCACCGCGCTTCCCAGTCTTTGCAGGTCTCGCCCTTGGCTCGTGCCCAGTCCGCCAGCTTCGCAAGCTCGAGCTCCACGCTCACCCCTCGCCTGGAAGCGTCAAGCTCTGCTGCTCGCGTGGCAGCTGACTCTGACGGCTTCCAGTCCTCGGGTAGCTGGACTGCGGCCTTGCGGGGCCTGGTTGCCTTGGGTGTCGGTACGGTGTCCGGTACCAGCGTGAGGGAGGGAGCCGGATTTTCGGCGACCGCTCTCTCTCTGATCTCCTCTCCTCTCCTCTCCTCTCCTGTGTGACTGTCCGGACAGTCACGTTTGGTCACGTCTACGTCCGGACACTTTCGTGACATCGAGGATGATGAGGAGTCCTCTCGGGACCTTGCGCGCTGATTGCGTTTCCGCTCGGCCTCCGTCATCGGCCGCTTCCCCCAGTCGTCGTCCCACCCGCGGATCACGAAATCGTGGCCGTCCTGGACCAGCAAACCTGTCCGGACACATCGTGACACCCCTTCCGCGGCTTGCTCTGTTGTGAGCATCAATACATCTGCGAGGTAGTCCGGATCGAAGTGATCTGCCGAGATGACACCGTTTTGGTCGACCTCGGCATTGCGGCGCAGCGCGAACTCGAACACCTGCCGACCGAGGTTGCCGGCTCGGCGGATCCTCGGATGGGAGTCGAGCGATGCGCTCACCTTGCACCAACTGCGTGCCATCTATCGGCTCCTCTTGAGCGGGTAGAGCGTTCGCCACAGCGCCGCGAACTGGTCCCAGGTCTCCACGCAGCCGCCGACCTTGGCCGCGAACCGCCGCGCGTCGAGCTCTGGCACCCAGCCACCCAGCACCGCGCCGTCACCTTGGCGAACGCGCCAGCGATGCGATTCGGGCGGGGCCTTGGGCAGCGGCTTGACCCTCTTGCGCGGTGCTGGCCCTGGCTCGACGAGCACGCGCTTGGGCTGATGGAACAGCAGCATCTTGCGGCCGTGCTCGTCGTGGTCGTGGCAATAGTTCCGGTCGGCGCCGACGGTCGGTGCGCACTCGAGGCACAGCGCGCGATCGCACGTGCGGCCCACGTCGCCGAGCGGAAAGTCGCACAGCGAATCGGAGACGCCGCCGCAGTGAAAGCACGGTGGACCGAGCGCGCCGCACAGGAACACCGCCGGACCGCGCCCGTCGCTTGCTGCCTCGTAGGTGATGCCGCCGAGGGTGCGCTCCCTGGGAGGCTGCAGCCCTTCAATCCGGAACGCCTCGGCGACGCTCGGCAGCCTGACGCGGTAGCAGTGGCGCTTGTCGTCCATCTACCGGCCCCGCTTCGTCGCCGCGGGGTCGAACCGCGTGTGGCGTGACGCCAGATGACCGATCTCTCCGCACGATGAGCACCGGCGCGTCGCGATATCGCGACCAGGATTGGCTGTGCGGTAAGCCGCCATTTTGCGCTCTGACGCCTTGTCGGCGCACCGCTGGCACGTCGTCCGATTCATCATACATGGAGCGACCTTGCACCCCACGCATCGATTAGCGGACAGGGCTATATCCCGTCGAGCGGAGTCGCAGCGCGCAGCCGCCGCGGAGCATCCGCGGCATTTCTTGATCCCTCGGATACGCGGTCGACCGCATTTACACAGGCCGTCGGAGACGTGCTCTGCTTGGCTTCGCGCGTGGCGGTCCAGGCATTCGCGGCACGTCTTACGCCCGGGCTCGTGACGTCTGCACCTGCACTCCTGGCAGTACCCGTGCCCGATGGCCCACGCGCGCAGGGTGCGGAGCCGGTCGACGTTGGACATCCCGGTTGTCAGGCCGGCGGGGGGGCGGAGTAGTGCTGTCACTGGTCCGGATCCTTCGGGTCGTCAACGTAGGACCAGTTCTTCGGATCCATCGTGTACGAGATGATCAGGTGGCGCGCGCGAACCGGGGCAGGAAGTCCATCGACGAGAACGCCGGTTTCTACGGAGACCTCGTCGAAATGAACAGCGATCCTACCGAACAAACGCGGCCATCGTGTTCGTAGCGCGAGCTTGAGGTGCTGCCACCACGTGGACGGGCATCGCATGGTCTGGCGTGACCGCTTGCCGTATCCGCGCAAGGTGCGCCTGAACTCGACCGCATCGGCGTGCTCGCAGATGCGCGGCTCGGACCGCGTGAGGTTCTTGAGCGTGTATCCGTCGATCAGTTCGATCATGTGCAGATCGATGCTGTCGAGCACGAGCTGGTGATAGATTGGGCCTTTACGCTCCGACGTTTTGGTCATTTTGTCTCCGTCCTGATGCCCCACGTCCTCCGCCAGTCCTCTGGCGTGTCGCCGCCGCGGTCTAGCAGGGACCGCTGCGCCTCGAGCTCGATCTGATCGCGCGCCGCATCGTCGTGGATGTGGCGCGTGGCGCTGCGGACGATGCGCTGACGGCGGCGGGTCACGGCGACACCCGGGATTCCTGCGCCGCCCTGGCATCGCGCCCAGCCCGGATGATCTGCGCGCGCGCCTTGCGAGCGGCGTCGCGCGCGACGATCTGCTTGGCCCGTCGCTCCTTGCGCTCCGCCGCCGCCGCCCGGTCGAGCTTGAGACACTTCGGGCAGAGGTCGTGCTTCGTGGTGCGCTCCCTGCCCTCGACCTCGGGCAGGTCATGCAGCTTGCGCTCTCGGCCGCGCGAGTCGACCACGGTGCCGCGATCCCGCAGCGCCGTCCGTGCTGCCTGTCCCGGGTCACTGCCGCGGCCCCAGCCCTGCGTCGCCCAGTAGGTGCGGTTCTGTTTGCGCCCGCACATCGCGGTAGCCACCGACTTGCCGCATCGGTCGCACGTCAGCTTGACCCCCCATTGACGGGGGAAAATCGTGGTCATGGGTACGCTCCTCTCTGCAGCTGGGCGCTGCGCTCGAGCTCGTGCTGCCGCGCGACCGCGCGGACCAGCGCATCGAGCACGAGATGGTTGGTGACGCGGCGCTCAGTGGACCAGTACCAGACGTCGTGCGCCCACGGGTCACGGGTGACGACGTCGGCGATCGAGCGCCGGCCGAACAGCACGCGGTCGAGCCAGGATGCCTCGCAGGAGACCGAGGCGCGGCCGATGTCCAGGAGGTGGACGATGACCTTCATTGCAGCCCCGCGATCTCGCCCCACACCGCGGGGTCGTACGTGCGCTCGGGAGGCTCGGGCCCGAGCCTGGTCAGGTTGATCGCGATGCCGCCGCGGTCCGTGGTCGCCGCGCGCTTGCGGTGCATGCCCATGCTGACCGTCCCGCCGCACAGCGAGACGCCGTCGCAACGCTGGAGCGCGGTCAGGTCGTCGACCATCCGCTGCTCTCGGATCGCCGGGCTATCCCGGCCCCCGAGCGATTGCTCGGCGGTAATCCACGGCGCGACGAACGTCACGCGTGGAAACGAGGCGCGGTGCCAGGCGAGCCAGCGCACGCCACGCGCGAGATTGGCGCGCCGCTCGCGGGCCGTCGCGGCGCGGTAGGGAGAGGCGACGTAGACCACGCGGCGGTTCGTCACCGGAACCCCTCGTAGAGGTCGACCATTAGCTCGGACGGCAGGCTGATCGGCGGCTCATCTCCGAGGTGAGTCAGGTCGACGACGCGCTGCGCATGCTGGCACTCGCGCTCCATCCCACTCGAGATACGCCCACCGACCAGCACGATCCCGTGGCACAGCTCGACCACCGCGCAGTCATCTACGAGTCCGGCCTCGCGTAGCTCGGGGCTGTCGTCTCCATGGAGCGACTGAATGGTGGCGATCCACGGCGCAATGAACGTGATGGCCGGGAATGAGCTACGAAGCCACGCGAGCCAGCGCAGGGCGCGCTCGAGATTCCGCTGCAGCGCGTGATCGAACGCGGCCAACTGATCGAGCACGCCTCCATAGTTCGCGGCCTTGATCTCCGCCTCGGTCGGAGAGAGCGGATGGGCCACGTAAAACACCCGGCGCGCGGTCATGGGGCATCTCCTGGGCACCAACCAGAACGGATCATCGCCTGTCATGGGGCACCTCCTCGTCGCAGCACTCGTCCGCGAACCGGATCGCTACCGCTGCAACCTGGATCGCTTCCTTGCGCATCGCCGCGAGGTCGCGATCCTTCTGCTTCCGGAACACGTGGGCCTCCAGCTCACGCACTTCCTCGAGCAACACCCCCAGTCCCTCGTGCGCCGAGTTGTAGCGGGGCCATCGCAAGCGAGCATCAAGCGCCTCTTCGATCGCATCGTCAGAGGATCGGATCAGCCCAGCTGTTTCGATCACGGTCATGGCCGCTCCGTTCCGCCGCGCGAGCTGAACACCTGCTCGGCTTGCGAGTTTGTCTGAGCGTGAGCACGGTCTACTCGTGCGGGCAGTAACGCGGCTAAGACGCGCCAGTAGCGTGCGAGGCGAGCGGCGATCACGAGCGCCTCCGTAGAGGTGGTCATGCTGCACTCCGAGGGTTGATCTGCTCCCACTTCGCGCTGACACCGAGCGAGGCTGCGAGCGCTGCGAGCCTGTCTAGCTCCTTGGTTCGCACGCCGAGGACGCGTGCTATCCGACAGCCCTCGTCGAGGGTGAGCCCAGTTTTCCCGGTTAGCTTCCTCCCCAGGGCCGGGAGATCGCAGTCAACGCCGCTTTTCTCCTTGAGGCTCGCGTAGGTTAGCCCCATCGCCGCCATCGCTTCGAGTAGTTCGGTTCGCACGTCGGCCATGCCCTACTTGTAGAATGCACACTGTGCAAAGGCAAGCTGCTTTCACACTGCGGGTTGGCACGACGTCGTAAGATTCTGATATGACTACGAAACCTGCTCCAAAGTACGAACGATCAGGCAAGGCGAAGCCGCCCCAGTGGTGGCTTGACAAGGTCTTGCCGATCCTTGCCAGCAAGGAGGTACGGTACGCGGATATCGCACGTGCAGCCTCTGAGCATGCTGGACGGCGCTCGCCATGGCGCGCCGACGCCATCTCCAAGTTCCGGTCCGGAGAGATCCAGACGGAGGAGCTCGCCAACGGGATCAGCGCCGCGCTCCAGATCCCGCCGCCGTTTTTCGTGGCCCCGACGGAGGCCGCTGCCGTGGCCATGCTGCAGATCGTCAAGCGTGAGCAGGCATACACGGGGACGCAAAGCGAGAAGCTAACGGTTATCGATCGGGTAGCCGACGCTCAAGTCGGAGCGGCCATCGCCGCAAGGCGGGGAAAGAGGATGTAGTATTGTCGTATTATGGTGGATGTGGAATGTGGTCTTGAGGCGCTGTTATCCGCTGCCGCTCGACTTCTCGAGCTAGATCCGGGCCGCTTCATGCGGGTTCTCGCTCTCTGCCGAGCCTACCTTGCGGTCTACGAGCAGCCGGACGAGGGCCTGCCTGAGCTCCTGGCGAGCTGCGAGATGATCGCCGGAAACGACAAGCACTCCGCGTAGCTACGACGCGTCGTTTCACATTGTGCATTTTGGAGGTTGACGGATGAGCTTGCACGATGCACATTGTGCAACATGCTCGACGCCAACGCTCTCGCCTACCTCCCCGCTCCGAACGGCCTGACCTTCGGCGCCGTCGCCGTCGTCGTCCTGGTCGTCGACGCTCGCCAGCTACGCGCCCACGGTCGCCGCGTGGTCCCCCGGTGCCACCCGCGGCTCGTGCGGGACACCGAGCAGGATCGCCAGCGCATGGTGAACGTCCTGGACCGCGCCGCTGGTCGCCCGTGCGCCACCCCGGTCGCGGGCCCGAAGCGCCGGTGGGTCGCCGCTCTCGCCTCGGTGGCCGTGATGCTCGCGGTCGTTGGCGCCGCGGTGATGGCGGTGGCGCTGTGACGCTCGTCGACCATGCCGTGCACCGGCACGCGGCGCACTACCTGTACGACCACCAGGCGCGCGGCCACAACCTCGAGCAGTGGGTGATTGCGTCGCCCGCGCAGCCTACGCGTGAGCAGCTCACCGCGCTGGGGCTGCCGGCTGACGCCGAGTGGCACATCGGTCTGCTGGACCTCGAGGTCCAGCACTGGGTCTACGTCGCGCGCCGCCCGATGTCGCCCGGGGTGTGCGCGCTCTGCCGTCCGGCGGGGACGGCGGTGGAGCTGTGACGCTCTACTGCATATGGATGGTCCGCGCACAGGCGATCGTAGACGACGACGTCGGAATGATCCTGCTGTGCGACGTCGCCCTCGGTCGCCGCCTTGAGGACCGCGACCTTGACCGGATCCCGCCCGAGGCCGCGCAGCGGTACCTGATGATGCGGAGCGGCGAGGCTCGCGCGGAGCTCCATCGCACTGATGGGGCGACGATCGCGGTAGGTGGCCGATGACCACCGTCCGGGTCAACTACGCCGGCAACGGTCGCTGGGCCATCGCGTCGACCGGAGAGATCGTGGCGATCGGCATCTACATTCCGGGCGACAGGAACGCCGAGTCGTTGGGTAACTCACTGTCCCGCGCGCTCAACGCCAACATCATCCGCCACGCGGGGAACCTGCTGATCGAGGCATGGGATCCGTGCGGTACTAACATCATCGGCCAGCCCTGCGCCGAGGAGCTGCTGGTCGCGATCCAGATCAAAGACGGCGAAGTGACCGTGTTGGTGCCGCGATGACCGCCGCCGATCGCCAGCGCGACACGCGGAGCATCTCCATCACGGAGTACGCAATCCTCGCTCGCACCGAGTCGATCGATCTATCGGTGGAGTTCGATCCGGAGTCCAGGTCACTCCATCCCGTGGAGATCGCCACGGACCGCGGTCGCCGAGTCTACAACCGCATCAGCCGAGCCATCGTGCTCACTGGGGTATCGCGATGACGTCAGTGGAAATCTACGAGGACAGGTCGTGCGGAGTTGTCGTCATCGACGATGACGGGTCGATCGACATTGACACCGGAGATCTAGTTAGACCGCCTGGTCGAACGCGCACGATCCCGGTCCCGATTCTATCATCGCTGCAGGTCTACTGCGCGATGCCAGCCACGCGCGAGCTCTCGAGCGACAGCATCGAAGCTGCTCTCGAGGCGCTCGTGCAGAGGAGCGCGCCATGAAGACCGAGATCAAGCATCGCATCACTCGGGCCGTGCTGGACACGACGGAGGTTGACGACACCGACGAGAACCCGGTGCGCACCGCGCTCGTCAGGG